GGAATTTCTTGGTTACTAATGCGGAATTTCTTGGTTACTAATGCGGAATTTCTTGGTTACTAATGCGGAATTTCTTGGTTACCTATGCATATCAAAAAGCTAGTATTTATGCGGCTTTCAAAGCTCCCGTAATCAAGGGAGTAATCAAGAGAGTAATCAAGAGAGTAATCAAGCTATCAATCAAGGAAAGCATTGGTAGGCAGATAAAAAACAATTCAATATTAACTATGACATTTTAATTGGAATTTCATGGTTACCTATAACACTAAAACCTATCATTTAATATCACTAAATGACACAAGATATCATCTTGAATACATGCTATTACTATGATACTCTCAACGATAGAAAAGTATGAAATAAAGTTAATTGCGCCTTACATATGTATGGCGCTTTTTTATTACCCAAAAAGGAGATAACTATGTTAACGATTAGAAGCAAGAGTATATCGCTGTCAGGAGACAGCACAGTAAATGATCAAGTGATTTTTGCGTTTCAGGCAAAAATCAATTCAAACAATCCTAAAGAGGTACAGTTTAGCAACTGGATAAACAACCATGAGTTATACAAGCAGAACCGGAAGGAATGCAATTCCGATTACGAGTCTTTCCAGGACGAAGTATACAAATTGCAAGACTCGATGCTGCCGTCAGCTGAAACGCTATGAGTAGCCAGATAATTACATGCCCCAATTGTGGAAGGATTATTTTCCGCTATGACAAGAAAGCGACAAACGCTTTTGAAGTGCAATGTAGGAAATGTGAGCAAATGACTTGCATTCTTACACAGGACGGTATTGTGCAGTCAGTTAAGCCTATAAAAAAGATACAAGCCAAAAGTAGCAGCGGCAAAAGATTCTATTAAGAAAGGAGGGCGAACAGAATGTGGATGCTAAAGGGACGTCAAAAGATATATACGGACGCAAAAGAAATCACTGCCGACAACATAATCAAAGAATTGTCAAAAGCATATGAGAAGCATAAATTTAATCGGTTAGAGATGCAATATCTTATAGATTTTGAAGCCGGCGATCAACCACTGGACAGACCCAAAATTGTTCGCCCTGAGATCAATATTAAAGTAACTGATAATGCCGCAAACTACATTACTGATTTCAAAATGGCGTATTTCTGGGGAACACCAGCAATGCTGATACAGCGATCTGACAAAGACGCTCACAAAACACCAGCAGACTTAGACGATGAAGGAATATCTGCACTTAATGAAATGCTTACAAATGCCTGCGACATTGGTTACAAGAATCAGGAGCTTGGCAATTTTGTTGAGAAAGTAGGTGTGGGATACCGACTTGTTGACGTTAAAACCGATTTTGAAGAAGATGACGAAGCTCTTGTGGATATATATACGTTAGACCCAAGATATGCTTTTTGCGTATATAGCAATGATGCCAAACAAAAGAAGCTAATGGGAGTAACATACAGAACGGACAATGGTGAACAATATTTCACGTGTTTCACCCCTAAGATGCGCTTTGAAGTCTCAAAAGGCAAAATTGTTAAAAAATCATTAAATCCACTCAAAAAAATTGCGATAGTTGAATACGAGAGATCTGTTGACAGAACAGGCTGCTTCGAGAGACAGATATCAGATTGTATCGAACTTAACACGCTAGTCTCTGATTTTGCAAACCTTACAGCGCAGCAAACTCAGGAGATATGGTGGGGCAATGATGTTGATTTTCCAGTTGACCCCAAAACCAAGAAACCTATAGAAGTGAAGTCGGGGCAATGGGTACTTACTAGCACAACACCAGATGGAAAGACACCGCAAATCAAGGCACTATCTAATGCATTTGATACAAACGCAACATTAACAGCGATAGATACACGCTGGCGAAGAATTTTACAAAAATGCAAAGTACCTACACAACAAGATTCAGAAGGTGGTGGTTCTACAGGAACAGCAATGGATATGTCTAGTGGATGGAGTGCAGCTGAGATTGACGCTGTGCGTGAGGAACAGATTGTGAGCAAGGCACAAAGAGAGGAGCTTAAACTTATCATAAAAGTACTCCAATTAACTCCATCAAATGTGCTTAAAGACGATGATCCAATCAAAAGAGTACATGTTGGAGACATCAATTTCCACTTCTCAAGAAGAAAGAACTATGACATGTCTGTTAAAGCGAATGCTTTATCAACCCTTATTAAGACTGGTGTACATGGTAGACACGCACTTAAATTTATTGACGGTTTTGAAGACACCGAGGCTACATGGAACGACAGCAAGGAAATGATAGAAGCAGTACAAAGGGCTGCTGCATCAAGTGGAACCGCAGCAGCGGAAGACAGCGAACCAACTGATAGGCAAATAGATCAGTTGGAAACAAGTCCTATAACTGGGAAAGTATAAGGTGATGATATGGCACAGATATTTGGTTTTGATGAAATCGAAAAGATACGGTCCATGCCATACAATAAATTTTTTGGTGAAATGGGAATCACAAAAAAACAAAAACAAGAACGCATTGAATTTTCAAATGAAATTGAAGATGATATGCGTTTTTTAATTTTACTCATCCTGATTATGAAAGAGACAGGTAGAGTTGATGTCAAGAAAGCAGCAGAACAATTTGAAGCAAAATTGTTGAAATGGATTGCACGATATATTGATCTTGACAGTGAGACAAAGGTTTATATATCAGATTTTTGTTTATCCACAGCACAGGTAACGGCGGATCATGTGAACGAAAAATATTATGTCTCGGAAGATCGAATACGCCTAATAAGTGAAAACACAGCCCTTGATTTTTTGAATCATAAAGACTTCAAAGAGGCAACCAGAAATAAAACATACAAAACATGGAACACAATTATAGATGGAAAAGAACGCGAAACACATCACAAGGAAGATCAAACAACAATACCAATAAACAACTACTTTTTAGTAGGCAAAGCACTTATGCGGTATCCGCACGATATGGCAGTTGCTTTTACTAACCCGGAGGAAGTAATCAATTGTCGCTGCTGGGTGACGTACTCTTAATTTATGCAAAGAACAGGCTCTTTAAACGAAGGTTTGAAGGGCTTTTTGTTTGCACAAAATTAGGGCAAACAAGTCGGAGACGGACTTTAAGGAGCAAAACAGCTCAGAGAAGAGCTTAATAATCGCACAAACCAAAGCGGAGAGAACCGCACAAACGCAGAAAGGAATGAATCTATGAAGACTCAGCCGATTTTTAGAACATTTGAACGCAATGCCGCAAAGAGAAAATTAAACCTGCAGCTTTTTGCAGAGCCGACACCGGAGGTTGAAACTCATGAAGAGCCAAAGGGACCAGGTAATAATAACGAACCGGAAATTGATGCTGATGCATTAAGAGTGCAGCTTGCACAGGCAAACGCGCAGATTGCAAAGCTTACAAACAAAGCTGATGCGCTTGCATCTGAGAACGCGGCCAAAACAAAGCAGCTCAGAGAAAAGATGACTGCTCAAGAGAAGGAAGCGGAAGCAAAGAAAGAGGCGGAAGCCGAGAGAGACAAGCAGTTCAAGGCAATGCAGCGTGAGCTTACGATCATGAAATCTACCAATACGTACATGGACACTTTGGAAATGTCCAAAGAAGTAGCACAGCAGTACGCAGAAGCAAGAGCTGATGGAGACGGAGATAAGGAAAACGAAATTTTGAGGCAGCACATGAAAACACTCAAGGCAAAGATGATGCAAGAGTTTCTGGCAGAGCGTGGCGAAGTTAACGCAGGGCACGGAGATAGTCACGAGAGTAAGGCTGTTGAACTCATGAAGTCACTACCGACATATTCAACAGAAGTCGACGAGTCTGTGCTGAAACAATACATGTAAAGAAAGGAAGCAAGAAATGGCAAGAGGAGACATGAGATATGCAACAACCGAGATACGTCCATCCGGTGCAGAGATCTTAAACAGAGAGGTGTTTGAAGGAGTGCCAATGACTATTGATTTTACAGATGTCAGCACTACTGATAGCGATACCGGAGAGAAGGTTGTAAAAGCAGGAAGTGTAATTAGTGGAACAGGAACAGTAGTTGCAGCAACACCATGGACAGGCGGAGCTGGAATCTTACTTTTTGATGTGTATGAGCATCGACCACAAGGAACGATCCTTAAAAAGGCATACATTAACAAGTCAAGAGCAGAACAGAATGCAGGAATCACTTATGATGCAGACTTAACTAAGATCCTGCCTATGATCGTGGTTGAGTAAAAAGGAGGAACAATGGCAGTTTTAATTACAGATATTTATGATTCACAGGCAGTTGCCGTAAGACGTACACAAGATCCAAGTAATGCCATGGGCTTTGTCGGAAAGGCTTTTTTTCCGAACAGAAAGAAGCTGGGCTTATCGTTAAAATGGATTAAGACACACAAAGGCTTAAATGCCATCTTAAAGCCAAGTAATTTTGATGCAATTCCGATGATCAGAGTCCGTGAGGGATTTAAGCAAGAGTCTACACAGATGGTCTTTTTCCGTGAGAGCATGACTGTACGAGAGGAAGATTTAATGCGACTCATGGAGATCGAAGACGCTAATAGCCCATTCATTGGAGACATTATATCATCAATTTACAATGATGCCGCAAGGCTTATTGACGGTGCAGAAATCGCTGCCGAAGTAATGCGAATGGCACTACTTGCACCAAAGGACGGAAAGCCATCTATTGCAATAGGAACCGGGAAACCAGAGAGCGACAATATGGTTTATGGCTACGATTACGATAGCGATGGAACGTATAAGCAAAAGCATTATTTGAAAATCAAAGGTACTGATACTTGGGATCATCCTGACACAGCAAAGCCGTTAAAAGACGTTCAGCAGGGTACTAAATATTTAAAGTCAATCGGAGTACTTCCTCGCTATGCGATGATGAACAGCACTACCTTTGACTATCTCGTTGAAAACGAGCAGATCAAGAATGCTTTAATTACTTCTTCCGGCAAGACGGTTGATTTTACCGATGAAGCAACCGTTAAGGAGATCTTTACACGAAAGACAGGTCTGACGCCTATCATTTACGACAAGATGTACATTGACTACAAAGGAGAGACACAAAAGTTTTACCCGGATGACAAAGTAACCATAATCGGCGCAGGAACACTAGGATCAACATATTATGGTGTAACACCAGAAGAGCGTACATTGATGTCAAATAAAAATGTGGATGTTGCCATGCTTGATAACCGCATTGCAATTGCGACCAAAACCGAGCAGGGACCACCTATTAAGACTACAACTAGCGTATCACAGATCGTGCTTCCATCATATGAGGGCATCGACAGCACATTTGTAATTGACGTCAAATAATGAAATTCGATCACATGATCAAGCTTAACGGAATCTACTATGCAGCTGGTGAAGACGTCCCAATGGAAGAAAAAAGCGATGCCCTAGAGATTGACGTCCCGATGGAAGAGAAAATCGAAATTCCAGAGTTGCAAGTTGATGATGAGCCAAAGCGAAGAGGTAAGAAACCAAAAGCTGTTTGATGGAGGTGAGAAAGTATGAGCTATACAGACAACCTTGCAGACGAGCTTTTTTTTGATTTGCAAGTTGAGCTTTCAAATGATGAAGAAGGCGGCAGCTTTTCGGAATCGCTACTCAAGCAAAAAATCAAAAGTGCAATCAGAGAAGTCAGAGACAAAAGAAGATATCCACTTGGATACACGGACGGAATGATTGCACAAGATTTAGACAGGTACTATAGCCAGATTCGCAATTTGGCTTTGTACGATTATAACTCGATTGGCTTTGAGGGCGAGAGTCAGCACAGTGAGGATTCCATTCAACGAACAATGGTAGACAGAAAAACGTTGTTCGCTGGAATAATACCGTTAGCAACAGTCTAAGGTCTAAGAAGGATGTTCGCCAGTGTGTTTGCAATGTTTGTGAATACATCGGCAGGGTGCATATTAAAGCGGCGGTGGGCAATATGCAAAATACAAGCAGGAGATATAAAAAATGCAAGAATTTTTATTACAAACATACACAATCATCCTTCCGATTGCTTTAGGATACATTGTTTGGCTTCTGCAGCAACAGAAGAAAGACAAGAACGCGAATGAGAGAGGAACCATGCTGTTATTGCGTGTGCAACTGATCGAGTATCACACAAAATACATGCGGCTAGGGGAGATACCATCCTATGCTTATCAGAACTTCGAGGAAATGTATGAAGCCTATCATGATTTGGGCGGAAACGGTATGGTTAAAAAGATGTATGAAGAGATCAAAGAGTTACACATCAAGAGTGGAGGAGGTAAATAAAATGGATATATCGAGCATGACTACCGTGATTGCAATTGTAGTTATTTGCTATTTAATTGGGCTTGCAGCCAAGACAATTCCAGCAGTCAAGGATAATTACATTCCAGTTATTGTGGGCGCTTTTGGCGGCATTCTGGGGGCTTTAGGAATGTATGTCATACCAGACTTTCCGGCACAGGATATTCTGAATGCGATTGCTGTCGGCATTGTATCAGGTTTATCTAGCACTGGTGTCAATCAGGTATACAAGCAACTAAAAGATGGCACGAACAAGTAGGAGAAATCGCCAACAGATGTGGTATTCATACCAAGTCGGGAAAGCACCTGGATATCTGAGAGATGAAAACGGCGACATTCAGTATGAGAGCTATATTGGAGCTGATGGGGAAGTATATTTTTATACCGATGACGAAGGTAAAAAAATCCCAAAAGAAAGCGGTGAAATGGAAGTGCTTTACAGCAATCCTATAAAGTTTTGGGGGACAATCACATCACAGCTAAAAAACGCTGTCATGCGAGCATGGGGCAGTGATAGTACAAACAATTATGCTACGCTCATCTTAGCTAAACATGCAAAAGACTCTAACGGAAACAAACTTAGCTTGCCGTTTGGAGCAAGAATCTGGCTACACTCAGAAATCAAAACGAAACCAAATGGATCACCAGACGAAAATTCGGCTGATTATCAAGTGAGTGGAATCATGAATGAAGCACTGAATGAAACGTCTTACTATCTGCAGGTATTGCAGCAAAACGAGGAAAAAACCTAATGGCAAAGGCTTTGGAAATAAAGGTGAGCGGAGTAGATGAAGCCATAAGGATGTTGGAACGTTACCAGAAAACGTTCCAAACGCGAGTAGAGCTTTTCATGAAGAAGCTTACTGATTACGGAGTTGAAAAAGCAACAGAAGAAGTCTTGACGATGGATGCAGTATTTACTGGTGAACTTGTAAATAGCATTCACTCAACCGAGATAGAGAGCAACGCAGAGCGAGTTATCTTTGCAGTAGAAGCTGATTCAGAACATGCTATCTATGTAGAGATGGGAACAGGAATCATAGGCGCTACTACTCCGTATCCAGGCAAGCTCCCGGCTATTTATGCGCAAGGAAAAACAATTAGAAAAACGGCAGATGGTAGATATGGTTGGTATTATCTGGGGGGAGATGGTAAGTGGTACTTTACAGAAGGTATGCCGTCAAGACCATTTATGTATCATGCCTCAACACAAATGAGACATGATATTGAAAGAATTGCAAGGGAGGTGTTCGGATAATGGCTCAGAATCAATGGGTCATCGACCTTGAGAGCAAGGTATTATCCCTTGTGAAAGGCAAGACATACAACAAGCTAAAGAAAAGATATCCACAAATAATGTACACCACCTCAAGCATAAGCAATGATTCACAACGCAATTTTCCCTGCGTGTACGTCCATGAGTTGGGTGGAAGCGAAGCAAACTCCGATCTGGAACGCACAAGAATCAACACTATAGTGGCAGGATTCCAAATTGAAGTGTATAGCAACACATCACAGCTAGACTGCAGAACTATAATGGCAGAAATTATGGACTGCCTAAAAAAACTTATGTTTGATGTAAAAATGTCACCATATGCGGACAATCAATCACCAATATATCGTTATGTAGCACGTTTTGAAAGAACATTTGATTGGAATGATATTTTTTAAGCTCCATCGGCAAGATGGGGCTTTTTTAGTAGGAGGAATACAAAATGGCAGTAGGTTTAAAAAGTAGAATCATCTACAGAGAAAAGACAAAGGAAGATGGCGCAGCCGATTACTGGGCAGGTGAATATAAGCTCTTGATCAGAGCAAAATCAATTCCATCACCTTTCGGCACTGTCAACATGGTTGATACATCAACCTTGGAAGACTTGATAGAGACTCAGGAACAGGGAAGAAGAGCAGCTGCATCAATGGAAGTACCAGGTGCATTTGAAAAAAAATATAAGGATGAACTAGTTAAAAACGAGGGAAAACAATTAGATATCTGCATCCTTTACGGCACAGATGGAAAAGGTTCAGAAGGAATTGTGGCTTTTGTAGGAACAGAATCTTTCGCACCAGACGAGGCAACAGAAGATCACCTCACAGGAACAGCAACAATTGCCACAGTAACCGTTCCAAGGTGGATTGAGGATAGTTATACCGTATCTGTAACAGAAGATGAGAATGGTTATCCAACATCAATTACACTGGCAAAGAAAGAAATGTAACAGCTATATTCGGGAAGCGTGAGCTTCCCGTTTTTTGTTTAAAGGAGAATGAATTATGAAATTTATGAATTACGAAATTAAGTTTGGAATCGAAGCAACTACAAAGAGCGGAATTTTAAAGAAGATTAAAGAAATTCAGCAGTCCAGCGATGATGAAGTTCGGCAGTCCAACGGTGATTTTGTTGACGATATCGAAATGATGCTTAATATGGTTCCGGAGTTTTTGCTTGTGGGACTGCAAAAAAGACATAAGGATGAGTTTGGGTATGATTACAACACAAATAAAGGCAAGGAAGAGGCAACAGCAAAGGTATGCGAATTGATTGATGAGTATACCGATCAGGAAGATTCAAGCATCAAAGAGCTGTTTGAAGAGCTGCTAAAAGAGGTAATGCAAAATGGTTTTTTCAAGAAAGAAGTGCTGCAGATGAAAGCGGAGAAAGAAGCGAAAGAGCAAAAAACAGAGTAATAGATCCAATTGATTATTACGATGAAAAGCTGCTTCCGTATTTTTTGTGTGTTACGCAACAATACGGCTTTACTGCTGAAAAAATAGGCGATATGTGTCCGTGCGAGTTAAAACCATATGAACTTGCTTACAAGCTGCATCAACAGCAAGTCGATATGCAAAACCACATGCTTGGCAGGTATGTAAGAATGTCTATTTTATCAACACTGGGTAACAGCCAGTGGTTCAAAGGTAAGCATACACCGCCGTTCGAATATCCAGATATGCCTTTCTTGCAGCAGGAAGCGAAGAAAAGCAAAAACGGCAATGCGGAGTCAAATGAGGAAATCGCAGTGTACGAGATGAAGCAAAGAATCAGGCAGCTTGAAAAGCAAGGCTTGCCAGAGAGCCCGATCTAAGGGAGGAGGGATAAAATGAGTGAGGTAAATATTGATTCAATACGGATTGAGGCTAAAACAAATATAAAAGAGGCTATATCCGATATTGAGGCATTGAAACAATCCCTAACTGGATTGGGCGACAACAAAAGCGGAATTGATCACTACTCAACATCTGTAAATGGATTAACGCAAAGATTAACGCGACTTACAGGAATAACCAACAAGACAGGAATTGCAGCAGTTGAAAAAAGTGTAAGAGAGCTGGCAGAAGCATCTATTAAGCTTAACAACTTACAACTTAACGAAAAGAAGGGTTCAATTTTTTCCGAGGACACATGGAAAAGGGCCATGGATAACGTAGAAAGTGCGATGGAAAATGTAAAAAATACCATCGCACAGAACGTTAAGGAGATTAGACAGCTAGACGGTGTTGAAAAGGCCTTTGATAACTATATCAAAAAAGCTCGAAACATAAAGATCCCGATTGGCGTAAAGAACGATTTAAATACAGACAGGGAATTTGCAAACTTGCGAAGTGTACTTGGCAAGAATTTTTCAACAACAAATAGTGGTACGGATTTTGTGACGTTCATAGACGATATGAACAAGTCAATAAATACCACATTTGATACTACAAAAAACGCAACAGATCTATTCAAGGATGTAGTAGAGCGTTTAAGAGATATACGCAAGGAAGCTGTGATGACATCACAGGATGTTATCAAAAACGGCTTGATTCCAGTACAGGAGATTGAATCCGAACTATCAAAATTTGCTGCAAAAGACATACCTAACCTTAGCGAGAAGTATGGGATTACGGAAAACGATGTTTATGGTGGCAAAAAACTATCAGAAAACAGCGGAACAGAAAGCGTAAAAGAAGTCACAAGCGCCATCGGGCAGAAGACCAGAGCATTTGAAAAAGAACAGCAGACTGTAACCGATGTTGTGAACAGTGAAATGAAAGACCTTATCAATTTAAGGTCAACCATTGAATCTGTTGCGAACGCTGTAGGGGATGGAAAAGGTCTGGCAGGAGCATTCAAGGGGCTTAAAGAACTTGGCTTGGGTGAACTGGCTTCTTTGAAAAATATTGATTTCTCTGGAATTGCAAAGCTGAACAGGGAAAATTTAAAATCAATAATCGGAAAAGAACATACTGGACTATCAGATGCAGAAAAGAACATCATTCAAAACGCAGCGAATAAAGCCACTGCGCCAGAGAGCGTGCCGTGGTTAGAAGACTATAAAAATCTGATACAGCAAGCAAGGGAAGAAAGTCAAAAGTTTTTAGGTGAATTTTACGTTCCTGAGAGTGTTGAAGAGCTTCAAACTGAATTTGTGGGAATCTCAAAAGAGATAGTACGTTTGAAAGAAAACATGCAAGAAGCATTGAGAACTCTTGATACTGATGGTGTATCACAGATGGTTAATGACTTGTCGCAAGCGATAGCTTATGCGAATGATTTATCAACTATTGCAGCTCAAAAAGGTATAACACTTAGACAGCCAAAAAGTGAATGGCAAGAGTATCCACTAAGCAGTTTTCCAGAAGAACTTCGTGGCAATGACTTATCAAACGCAATGAGCCAAACTGCGAGGGAAACAAGCAACGCTTCAAACCAATTAAGACAATACAATGAAGATGTATCAAAAGTAATCAGAACAGAACAGACATTTAAAGATGCCTTGACTGCTGCTGCACAAGAGCCACCAATATTTAGAGACATACCAGAGGATATCAACAGATTGAACCGAAACATGCAAAAATTGCCACTTAGCCTATCCCAGTTAAAATCAGATATAAGTGATTTGGCAGGCATCATGGGTGGATTTGTAGGAAAGGCGATATCTGTTGCAGGTGCAATTGGCAAAATAGGATCTTTTGCAACAAAAGTAAACAAGCAGATATTGTCGTTCACAAAAGACTTTGCAAAGCTATCATGGGAGTTTTTGAATTTTGGTTCAAGCAAAAACGCATTATCTGGGCTAAAGAGTCCATTTGGCCAGTCCTCAGCCAGTCTTGGAGACTTTAACAAGAAATTAAAGCACGGAATTACAACTGTGTTGCGCTACGGTTTTGGAATCCGGTCTTTGTACGTACTGTTTAACAAGCTACGATCAGGAATCAAGGACGGAATCAACAACCTTGTTGTGTTTAGCGATAGGGCAAATAAGAGCTTGTCATTGCTGACATCTGACATGTCATATGTTGGAAATAGTGTGGCTGCGGCATTTGAACCAATACTGAATATTGTTGCACCAGTTATTGACCAAATTGTTGATTATGCAGTTGCAGGAATCAATGCCGTAGGTGCTTTTATAGCATCAATAACAGGTCAAACATCATACACGGTAGCCGTAAAAAACATCAAAGACTATCGCGACAGTTTAAACGGCACAGCATCTGCAGGTGATGCAGCAAGTGACGCAACTGATAAGTTAAAAGACAAGACCGATGAGTTAAAGCGTGAGTTAATGGGATTTGATGAAATCGAAAAATTTTCGGAAGATCTCGATAACGCAGCTAACAGCGGTTCGGGAAGTGGAAATGGAAGTGGTTCTGGAAACGGCTCAGGAACGAAAGATCCTATACTTTTTACAAAAAAGGATATACCAGGAGCGGTATCTAACTTTGCAGATCTCGTAAAAGATGCTTGGGCGAAATCCGATTTTACTGACATCAGTAAAATAGTTGGAACAAAACTCCGTGACGCACTTGATTCCATTGACTGGGAGCCGATCAAGGAGCAGGCGAACAAAATTGCCAAAGTCACAGGAACATTTATAAACGGCTTCTTTGAGACGGAAGGTCTTGATAAGAGCGTTGGAAGAACACTTGGCGAAGCAGTCAACACAGCTGTAGGCGCAATCAATACCTTTATTGACACAACTCACTGGGCATCACTTGGCGAATTTATGTCAGGCGGACTTAGAAGTGCGATAGCTACTATTGATTGGGATGACCTTGGAAAGACTCTGAACGCCAAATACAAGGCTTTGTGGAGCTTCCTTGATGGATTTGTAGTAGATATGTCCAAGATCAATTTTAGCGGCACTACAGGGTGGCAGGAAGCAGGTAATGCACTTGCAAGTACAATCAATAGCATTTTTGCAGATAGAGACTACACAAAAACTGGGCAAACCATTGCGACTGGAATCAATGGAATCACATCTGCGCTAACAACAGGAATAGAAGGAATTGATTTTAATTCAATATCAAGAAATTTTTCAGACGGAATCAACAGCGTATTTTACAAGGTAGATTGGCAAGCAATCGGCACAATGCTATCCGATGGACTGAATAAAGCAACTTCATCATTGCTGACTTTCTCAGTAACGGTTGACTGGAAAAGAATAGGCTCAGAACTGGCAAATTCTGCAAATACTTTTTTAGCTAAGACTGATTTTAGCCAAGCAGGAAAAGCGCTAGGCCAGGCATTTAAAGGTGCACTATCCGCAATTAACGAGTTTGCAGCAACATTTAACTGGCGCAGCCTAGGAATTGACATCAACAATTTTATCAAAGGGATAAACTGGATGGGTATTTTAAAGACCTCCGCAAATGTAGTTGCAAATACATTCTTTGGATTGTTTGAAACTGCTTGGGCGGCTGTTTTTGGTGGACCCGATACAAAGTATACAGCTATCGCAGACAATCTGAATAAAGCGCTTTCAAAACTTAAAATCGAATGGCCAGCAATGGAACAGGAAGAAATTGAGAAATTTGAAAACGTTTCCATAATTGTTGATAAGTTCCTTGAACTGAATGAGAAGTTGAAAAAGAACGGAAGCCTATCCGAGACAGACATGTCACTATTTAAAACCTACTATGACCAAATTGTAGAGTATGCACCGCAAGCCGCAAAACTAATAGGTGAAGTGGGAACAGCTTATGAAGGCACAGATCAGGCTTTAAAAGCATTGATAGCAAGCCAAAAGAATGCGGCTATTGCAGAAGGCTTTAAAACTGCAATGTCAGACGCGGCTAAAGTTATGGCTGATTCAGCTATTGCTCTTAATGGTGCAGTAGATGAACTTGTAAGTAGTGTAATCACAAATAAGGACAGCGTGTTCTCGTACTGGAATCAGTTAATGGGCGGAAATGGCACAATGGCAGAAATGACAAAAACCATGGATAGCCTGTTCAAAAAAATGCGCGAAGGAAAATACGATGTCGATAGCTTGCAAGGATCAGAAGCAATTTTAGCTCATGCGATAGGCTTAACAAGCAACAGTCTGCAAGAGAAAATGCTAAACGTGGATAGGTTAACAACCACTTTGAACAAGTCAGAAACAGAGCTTGACAAAATGAGCGAAGCTTCAACCAGATACTCAGCCGAGATTGATACAGCAAGCATAAAGACAGAATCATTTGGCACCAACCTTGGAAAAATAAAATTCACAGGTGTTTGGAAATCTTTAAAAGATGAATTGAAAAATACGTTAGATGATGTAACAGAAACACTTAAACGTGATGATTTTACGTTAGGAATCAGCAATACCTTAACTGACATGTTTGATCAGAAATTTAAAGTGAATTTAAAGGCAGGATCACTTGATACCAGTGAGCTTACCCAAAAAGACAAGACAATCCAAGGTGCATCAGCAAATGTTGTGAGTGCTAAAAATGCACTTCCAGACTATGCAAAAAAACTTGATTTGGTAGCAAATTTGACAAGCAAACAAGATTCAATTGCCGATAGAGTGATCAGCGGATTAACGGGTTGGATGACAGATTTCCAGAACAGAGTTCCAGAGAACAATCGTTGGTTTAGCGGATTAACGGGTTGGATGACAGATTTCCAGAACAGAGTTCCAGAGAACAATCGTTGGTTTAGCGGACTGACGGGTTGGATGACAGATTTCCAGAACAGAGTTCCAGAGAACAATCGTTGGTTTAGCGGACTGACAGGTTGGGTAACGTCATTGGGAGACTCAATTCCAATATCCGGAAAATGGTTCAGTGGAATCCTGGGATATGTAACAGCATTAGGAGATTCAATCCCTACATCTGGAAAATGGTTCAGTGGACTGACAGGATATGTTAATCAGGTAGAAAAGCAACCCGGTTCATCACTTATTTTAAAAGGTATTCACGGAATAGTTTCAAGCATCGCAAACATTTTCACACAGAAAGCAGAAGGTGGAGCTTTTTATGGTGGAAGATGGCATGATATACCGCAGTTTAGCAGTGGAGGAGTTATTACAAAAGACTTCATGTCAAGCTTTAGCACCATTCCACGATATGCAGGAGGTACTGTAAATGCAGGCTCAATGTTTATTGCAGGCGAAGCAGGACCAGAGCTTGTGGGACATGTAGGCGGCAGGACAGAGGTCTTAAACCAGTCACAACTTGCAAGTGTAATGCAGAGTGCCGTAGCGAGTGGAATGGAAGCAGTTATGGCACGTTACAGTGGAAATGGTGGAGGAAATGGAAATGTGACAGTTAATGTTGTTCTCCAGGGCGATGCAAAGAAGATCTTTGAGGTTGTCAAAAAGGAAAACAACAGCAGAGTCATACAGACAGGTAAGGCACAACTTTTAACGTAAAGGAGGGAAGCAATGCAATGGATGGCCCAGTAAAAACCGTAATCATAAGTGGATTGAAGCTGAAAGTTAAAGACCTGACGGTAACAGATAACATCATCTGGAGCCGCAATACAGGGCGAGTTGCGTCTGGTGATATGGAGGGTGACATCATAGCAAAGAAAATTAAGTTAAATATTGTGCTAGCACCTTTGGATGATAAAGAAGCAGTAGCTTTTGCTGCTGCAATAGAACCACCATTTTTTCCGATCGCTTTCCGAAATCCGAAGTCTGGGAAAACAGAAACACGCAAATTTAATGTTGGAACACCGACATATCCAGTCTATTCGTATGCTGATGGACTGCCTAGATATGTTGGTGTTGCTGCAAATTTTATTGAAAAATGAGGTATCAAAATGAAGATGTCAAATAGAACACTGGTAAAGACAATCAATGGACTTTTATCGTTTAAAAACAATGGTGTAAGGAAGCCAATTAAGGCGATTTATGCAATCAACCATAATATTGAAACACTGGATAAGGCTGCAATTCCTTTCCAAGAATCAAGAAATGAATTGATTGAAAAGTACTGCGATAAAAAGAAAAATGGTGACATTGTGCCCAAAAAGGGAATGGAGCAAAACCTAGAATCAGAGTTGGGTGAATTGCTGGATGGAATTGAAGTTGATGTAGATGTTTACAAAATCCCGATTAGCTTGATTGAAAACATAGAAGCATCAGAGCTTGAATTTGAAGCGATTAACATGATGCTAGAGAAGAGCGAGGTGTAAAAAGCATGACATATGATTACACAGTGAAACAAGATGGACAGTTTTATAAGCCTGGTCAAGAAGTGCCAGATATGGGTACATTGGTATGTACGTCTGCGCAAGGGAATGTGCGTAGTTATGAGGGGCTTGCAAAAGATGTAGGCAAGCTTCCTACGTATGTTGCGACAGGCAGCTCTTTCCTAGCGAGCGATACTGGCGATTATTATAAATTCGAAGAGTCAACGGCAACTTGGAACAAGATTTAAGGAGTAAATATGAAACCAGAAGACGTCATTGGTATTTTAAATCGTAAGGTTCAGAACGCAACTGTAACGGAAGATCAAATTGATGCAGCTGTTGAAAAGTATCATAAGACTCATCCGTTGGAAACTGACAAAACACTCACTGTTCCTGGTGCTTTTGCAGATGCAAAGGCGGTTGGAGATGGATTGAACGAAAAAGTAACAGGAAAAGGAATGACTTTGTACTATGACACAGAAAAACAGTGCGCAGCCATTAAATTTGATGAGCAAGGTTAGGTGATCATTATGGGATTATGGACGGAATATAAGAAAAAAACGGCTGTAAAATCCACAGATACTTTTCTTGTGTATGACAACGCAGAAGGCGTAATGCAAGTTGATGGATCAAATGTAAAAGAATCCTTTAGAGATGCTACAGATACCACATTGTCACAAGCAGACACGCCAGCCGATGCAAAAGCAGTTGGGGATAGATTCGCAAAGGTTGAAAAGAAGAATGTAGAACAGGACACAGCGTTAAAAACAAAGGCCGATGGTACTGGCATAGAATTTTTCTTCGACTCAGCCAAAGGGTGCTTGGCTGCAAGGATAACAAAGTAGAGGAGGAAGGTGTATGGCTGACAAAATAATTTATCTTGCAAATTGGGAAGATGTGGAAGAATTAAAGGCTGCATCAAAAACTCAAGAAACTAATATAGTGGATTTAACAAAGGAACTTGCAAAGAAAGCAAATGGTCAGGGAATCACTTTGAGTATAAATGAAAGTGGTGGACTGAGAGTAATGTATGACGATGGAAAGTGAGGATAAAAAATGGCAGCAGTGGCAGTAGATGTAGCAATGGAGTCAACATCACAAGAAATTTTAAATCTTTTAAAAACGGTAAAAACACTAGTAACAGATGTTTCGAAATTTGATTGGAAGAATTTCTGGGAACAAACAGCAACAGACGAGGTTTTCTCAACAAAGTTTTATTACTATGAGACGAGTACCAGTCCAAACGGTGAAAAGATGAATGCATCAGTTGGATTAACAGCCGTACCTTCAACGGAAACTGTAAAGGGGCAGGATGATTTTGCAAATCATAGTGCTTTTCAGACAATTGATTGTAATTTTGTGATTGACGAGCAAGAGAATAAGACCCCAGTAGCGATTAAAGGCGGTAACGGATATTCTGATATTGGAAAAGTAGATGTTGGAGTTATGGTTCCTTTAACTTATTGGGGCATTCAGAAATTTGACACATATTATATTGTGCATTTTGCAACGAAGCCACATCCTGAATTAGAGTGCACAACAGTTACACCATGGTGCAGCAAAGAACTCGGTTATGGTATTTTGACAAAATACTATGCAGGACAAATTGATGGAATTTTATATTCATCATCTGGAAATGCAATTTATAACTTTGTTTCAGCCCAGTCTGGAAATACTGAGCTGCAGAAGAAAGGAACAGGATATCATGGCTCTGGATCAGAGCGAACGGCATATCTGCTGTGTATGCTATGGATGAAGTATGCAACAAAAAATAGTCAGAAAGTCTTTCAAGGATGTGCTTCATATAGTGCGCAAACTAAAGTTGCACAGACTGGAGAAAAAGTTAATTATGTTGTAATTCCAACAGCGCAGGCAAATAGCTTTTATGTTGGCGCAACAGTATCCATCGGAGATGCAACTGGTCACACAGACAATCTGGATCGTGGACAGGCATACATGCGAAATATCGCAGATAAAGTCAAAATAACAGCTATCGAAGCAATATCTGGAACAGATAACAGTAGAGTATATGTTGGCAAGCAAAATATGACAATTACAGAAGATACATATATATCATCAATGCCATTACATGCAGGACAAACTGACAAGGTGCTTGGAGTGGATGGATATATCAAGAATGATGGCAAACATGCATTCAAACTTGGTGGTATTGAAGATATGGTTGGTGCATATTATATCTCAATGAACGAGTTGTGGAACAAGACCACAGCAACAACAGTTGACTACTACGTTAGAGGCACTGCTGCATGGTCAAGCACTGCCGCGAACTGGACAAAAATCGCAACTGTAGATCTTGAAACAACCGATGATTTTTGGATTGGCGACATTGATATAGACTTGTCTACAGGTGTTATATGGTTCAAGAGCAAGGGTTCAGGAGATTCGGTCGGTGTTGGCGACAGACAATATAATGGTGGTGATGGAACAGGTTGGCGCGAAGCACTAAGGCGCGGCGATCTCTGGGGCTGGTCGAATGCCGGATTCTCCTACGCGTATCTCAGGTACGGCGTGGCGGGCGCGTACTGGAGCTTCGCTCTCTGCGTTTAATTCCGAACCTTTTAGGGGTGAATTTTGCGCAAGCAAAAGAGGGGGCTGCCCCTCTAAATAGTATACAGAAATAATTTTAAAATAGGACTTGTCACACACGGGCGCGGCAATCTCAGGAACAGGTCGAATGCCGGATTCTCCTACGCGAATCTCAGGAACGACGTGACGAACGCGAACTGGAACTACGCTCTCTGCTTTTATATGTCTGACGGGACAAAATAGTACGTTGGTACTTAGTGTGGCATTTCGCGGATGTAATTCCGTTGTTGTGTAAGCAACACTTAAATAGGCAACAAAAAGGGAATCGGAATGCCGACGGACATTCCGATAACTTATGTGAAAGACATAGGTTGGGGCTAGTAGACATCCGAACGTCCCTCGGAATTTAAACGATATTTACAAAAAAAAGGATAAAAAAATACTTGAAACGTTGTTGTAAAAGAATAGATATAACTAACAGAATATTGGTTGAACGAGCAGTAAGAGATTGCATAAGCGGAAAGATGAACCGTGGGGACACTATAAGAATGTTCTCAGAGTACTCAAAGTTACCATGTGAAATCATAAAAAAGATCTGCAAAGAGCACTTCATGATGGAAGGATTGATCAATACTGTTATAGACGGTATACAACAAGAAATTATCGAAAAGAAATATATTGTAAAGCCAATTCGTTACAGATACCAAGTTGATAAGTGTAACGGAAAGGTTAGAAAAATAGGAATACAAGATGTAAAGCAACAGATATACGACTATATAGCTGTATATGCAATGGAAGAATTATTCCGAAAGAAAATAGGCTTTTACCAATGCGGAGCATTAAAGAACAAGGGATGCGAATTTGGCGCAAAAGCAATTAAGAAATGGGTAGACAACCATGATATAAGATGGGGATGGCAAGCAGATATCAGGCATTATTATGAAACCATACCTAAAGGTAAATTAAAAGAATTGTTAAGGCGAGATGTAGATAACGACGATGTTATACATCTCGTTTTCTTCTTAATTGATTCGTTTGAGGGTGGATTATCAATCGGTTCATACCTTAGCCAATATCTTGCGAATTACTACATGTCATATGCGTGTCATTATGTTAATGAGCAGGTATGCAAATTAAGAAAACATAGGAATGGAGCTGCTAATCGTGTCAATCTTGTATCTCATGCTTTGTTTCAAATGGACGATATACTAATCGTTTCGAAAAGCTTGAAGGATTTAAAAATGGCAGTAAAAAGATTTTCAAGTTATGTTTCAGATTTTTTAGGGCTAGAAATTAAGGAAACATCAAAATTCATTGATCTGAGTGTTACATACATTGATATTTTAGGAAGAAAAATATCAAGAAGAAGTCTTACTGTACGCTCATCAAATTTTTTGAGATTTAGAAGGACTGCAAAGAAGGTAAGAAAAAGAGTCCACCAAAAGAAAGAAGTGCCGCTGTCATTGGCTAAAAGCTATATCGGGCGTTATGGAGCTATTAAACATTCAAACACACAACGTTTTCAACAAAAGTATCATGTCTCGGAAGATATAAAGAGATGTAAAGAAATTGTATCCACTCATGAGAGGAGATTAAACAATTATGGAAAAGATGAGATTTACGCTGCCGCAGTTAAGTGCAGCATTCTATCCGCTTGAAAAAGGAATGGATGTAGTTATTTGTACAGATGAGCAGAAGGTTACAGTTGATAGCCCAGAAAATGGCAGTGAGATAATGTACGAGTATAACGGCAATATATTCAGGACGTTTAAGCTGACGCAAGAGGAGATTATTCGGGCTCCAGAGCAATATCTTGATTACGAAGGCGATACAGAGCCAAGCGAAGAAATGACAAGATACGCAACAGAAATGATAGATGCATATACCTTGCAGCTGATCGAGGAAGGAGTACTGGCATGAGAAGTTTGGTAGAGAGTTTAAAAAGACTGTACAAAAGTGGAAAAGTGTCGGCAGAAAAGATTAAAGGAATGAAGATTCTCACAGAAGAAGAAAAAAGATACATCCTCGGAGAATAAAAAATAAAGCAAATATCTAGCACGGAGTATACCGTGCTAGAGAAAGGAAATCGTCATGTATCAGGTATCAGAAGCATTAGATAAAGTTATATCAGGCAGTGGAAGAACGTTCTACGCAAGGCTAAACGGAATATCAGAAGGAATCCAAGAGATAGTGCAAACAAATTTTTCAACTCCTGATAGCTATTTTTATGTGGGTGGAGCTACAGCTTCCAAAATAGAAGTATCTATGTTTACAAAATCGCAAGAATTTGTAAAAGGCACGGAAGTAAAACTTGAAATCGGAGCAACAGCTGATGGCACTATAGAATGGATACCAATGGGGTATTTTACGATAAAAGAGCAAAAAAAAGACCGAAATCTGCTTACTTTTACAGCATATGATAGGCTAGAGTCAAAGTTAGCTAAAGCGTATAAAAGCAAAATCACAAGCTATCCAGTAGAAAGTAAAGAATTTTTAACTGATATAAGCGAACAGACAGGTGTTGAGTTTGACATAAGCAGATTATCTGATAACCTGATGATAGATAAAATATTGACGGTTAACGACCAGTCTGGAGAAAAATCATACAAAGAGCCGTTTGACGGTTTCACAATGCAGCAGGTGGTTGGATACATTGCACAGCTTCACGGTACATTTGCTATATGTGATAGAAACGGAAAAGTAACGTTTAAATGGTATGGAGCGTTAACAACTGACCACCCAGGAAAGATAGGCGATACAGCAGGTAGCTATTTAGAAGACCAAAACTTATCATTTATCTATAATACAATCGAATTTTTAAAAGAATCACACACATATCTAATTAAGACCAATAGATATTTTGATGATCTACTACAATCAGAAACTATGTGCCAAATTTCAGGCATCAGCTGTGATACAGAAAACAATCATTATGAATCAGGAACAAATATAAATACAAATTTAAGCAATCCAGTAATGACACAGGAATGGCTCGATAAAATCCTTGAAAAAATAAAGGATACGAGGTATTATCCAGTGTCATTTTCGTTTATGGGAGATCCGAGACTTGACGTAGGTGATGTCGTTACAATAGTTGATGCTAAAAATAATCTTATAGATGTTCCAGTGATGCAGCACACCATTACATTTGATGGTGGCTTACTGTCGGAAGTGGCATCTTATGGATTTGAAGAAAAAGAGGTGAAAAGTCCATCTGAAATAGCGTTGCAACGAGTTAAAGATGATATTCTTAGCCTTCAGGAAATTACGGCAAAAAAAGCCACATTTAACCAATTAAATGCTGTAGATGCAAAGATCACGAACTTGCAGGCAAGCACAATCACGGTAAATGATGCAAATATATTATTTGCCAGACTTGATAAAGCAAATATTCAGCAGGGTTGGATAACAAGTGTAATGATTGGTGATGCGCAAATTACCAATGCGAAAATTCAGGATATGTCTGCTGATAAAATAACAGCAGGCGTTATAGATGCCTCAGAGGTCTCTATCATCAATTTAGATGCTACCAGTATCACCACAGGCACTATTACTGGACTAGATGCATTTTTTAATAAGACCTTTAAGGTAATTAGTCCAACGTCAGATACAGAGGAATTTATAATTAGCGCAACGCCAGAAAGTGTTATGATCGGTACAAGAATGAAATCTGGTGAACTATATCTGCGAAAAGCAATGATAAGCATTGGTGATGAAGATATGGCTATAACAACAAAAGGCTATTTACGTTTAACTGGTTCACAACACCTAAGCCTTACATCAGCGAATGATATAGTGTTATTTCCTGGTGTGTCAAATGATGATAAAAATGTATACATCAACGATGGCTCAACCAATAACGCAATATTGCATGTTGGAAACTTTGAAAATTTAATAACAACAGTTGAAAATTCCAGAAACTCAAAAAAATTGAGCGGAATGGAAATAGTTGATTCCTCAAAGAATATTTCGAACGCAATTCCGTGGATTGACCAGACTGGTGTGATGGAGATTGGAAAATATTTGGATTTTCACGAGTGGAACGCAGATAATACTGATTTTAGCGCTAGGTTGGAAGTTTTTGAAAAATCGTTAAGAATAACCGCAGGGATAACTACTGCGCTAGACCTTAATGGAGTTGGGAATGCATCATATATAAAATTTAGTGGAAGTGGAACAACGCTGGGATGGATTGGCTTAAACAGGAAAGATGGATCACTGATGTTGTACGACAGCAGTGAAAAAGAATATCGCATATTAGACGAGACATCTATATCGTTTGGAACAGCAGAGCCGATTAGCAATGGAAGAAAAGGCGATATCTATGTTCAGACATCTGATAGTGGAAATGGATGGAAAAAAGCTGTTGCAATTTATTATTATTCCAACTGAAATGATAGGGAACACCCTATCATTTCAAATTATTAAGATAAGAATCTTTTCTCTCACAAACAGATTGCTTTGCTTGCTGTATTGATTCTTCTAAATGTTTTAAGTCAGGCTCTATAAAAGCGTCTTTAACCTCGCCGCGTGCCTTCCGAATTAGAAAATTGTCGAGATATGCTTGAGCTGACGTTATACGGTCAGCAAGCGGCAATTTGTTCAATGCTGTAAGCATATCAAGCTGTGCGTGCCAATCAGAGCCAGTATCGCAAAAGACATTGTAATACAGACGTTTCAGATACGCAGCATCTTCATGCTTTAAGTATTCCTGCAGAGCGGACAGTGTCTCACTATCTTTTTTAGGGCGATAAATACGCTCGTATTTGTTAGGATCATAGATAGCCATAAGACATTTTTCTACATCGACACCACATCTGTCAAACCACTCTAGCAGCGCTGGGAAGTCTGGTGCACCAAGACCATTCTCCCAATTTTTAATCGTCCCTACACTCTTTCCGAGTGCTTTTGCCAAATCCATTTGCGACAATCCTGCGCTTTTGCGCGAATAAATAATGACTTTTACAAGCCGTTCAGTATCAGCTACTCGATTTCTCATGTCAAAAACCACCCTTCATATTCGTTCAAAATGTCATTTTTACAATAAATTGTACTTTAGCAAAAACAAAAAGTATAATTTATTGGCTACATCAAACAAAAGGTAAAGTCAAAGTTTTCTGGCACTTAAAAGTTTGGAAAATAGCCAAAAAACTTTGACAGAAAAAAATGTGAACAAAGTCAATACAATTGTAGTCACCAGTGCTATTATCTATACCATAGCAGAAAAGAGAAAGGAGGCTACTAATGATGACAGTTTACAACTGCAAAGTAACAGAGTCAATGGTTAATTTTGCCATTATTCATGGCAAATTACTAGACAATTTTACAACATTAGACTGCTTGGAGAGTGATTTTTGTTCAAACACCATCGAGACAAGCCGCCTAAGTGGAGTAAATGATGAAATACCAATAGCCGTTGCAAAGAATAAAATCGGAACTTTGAAGCGTCAGGATGAAGTGACAGTGATCGGAGAATGGCGAAGTAAGAATTATTACACCGGTGACGGCAAAAGGCATGTACAGCAGTACTTTCTGGTCCGTGAAATCAAAGTAGAAAGTGGGGAACATAGGAACCAAATTACATTGACTGGGTATTTATGCAGCAAGCCGATATATCGCACAACACCATTAAAAAAGGAGTTATGTGAACTTATAGTTGCTGTAAATCGTTCATATGGCAAGAGCGATTATTTACATTGTATTGCTTGGAATCAGCTTGCTCGAAAGGCATCAAATTTAAAGGTTGGAGACAAAATTAGACTGTCTGGAAGAATCCAGAGCAGAACTTATATCAAAAGAGAGCATGAAACAGAAATGGTTAAAGTTGCATACGAAATTTCTGTGGATACAATTGCAAAGGAAAGGTGATTATATGTGTGATGTGGTTAGACGTTTTTTAGATAGTATTGCAGAGCTAAAAGGCAACGAATATGTAAAAAGAGCGATTACATATATGTCCACGTTCATTCCAGAAGGAAAACGTAACGAAATGGAATTGCTTGATTTTTTGTATCAGCTAACAGATAGAGACGATGTAAAGAAATATCGCTGTGAGCTGATCGCACAGGCAATGACGAGAGAATAGAGGAAAGAGAGGGCAATGAATGGTAGAAAGCAGAACTGAAAAGGAGATTGATGCAGATGTTGAAGAAGCAATGAAACGGTATTATATGAAGAAGATAAAAGAAAAGTTAAAAACAGAAGACAGGCTTTCAAAGCTGAAGATCGTTTATTACATCTTAGTTAGAGAATAAAGGAATGGGAACCCGTGATTAGGTTCCCGTTCTTCTTATTTTTCTGCGTTTTTAATTTTTACATTATGCAGCGCATCTTTAGATTGCTCTAAAAGTTTAGAACCATTTTTCCAGGCATAAGATATCTCGATAGACTCGTCCCAACCGCTAAATGAAGAATCAAACGTATCAGCTATTTCATCATGAACGGAAATAATATAATTATCATTTTCCCAAATCAAATATTGCATATCCGTGTTATTTGAACTCTTTTCGATTGTATAATTTTGTGAAGGCTCCCCACATACTTTTCTGAACTTTTCTGCAAATTCTGCAAGTGTTCCTAACGAACCTTCAACTCTATAATTAACTCCATAAAGAAGCGCTTTTTCACTGTCGTAATCAATATATCCATCGTCTGTGGTTTCGAAGACAAAATACATAACAAGATCAATTAGATCGTGGCCTTCAAACTCAAAACTGTAGTTCGAATCACGTAACAAAAGTTTATTTGATGAAGCACGTAAAGTAACTTTACTAGAAGAGTCACTAGTAACTTTGTTGAATCCCTTGATAATACTATCTGGACTCATTTCTTCATATGTTATTCCGCTTAGCTCTAAATCAGGAAGCATCTGCTTTACAGAAGCAAAATCAGCTCCCCAAGGAATGTTATCGAATGATATCTCCCAACTTTGAGAATCGTCGCTTGTGCCTGACGTGATTTCACTTTCTGCTGAGATAGTACAGTCCTGTGAATTAGCCTTTGCAGTTGAGTCACCAGAACACGCTGACAGCATAAATGTTTGCAAAGCGATACACCCACATAAAGTTGTAAATATAATCTGTTTCTTCATATTTCAATCTCCTTTAACGATTTGGATTAAGATTATATAAACAGTATAGACAACAGCAGAAAAAATATCAACAAGAAGATACATATTTTGCAATAAAACAAGCAATGGGCATCCATTTCTGGATGCCCACCATTTGGCTTACTCAGGATTGCTTTTCACTTTTGGTGCCTGGTGGAAAGATGATATCTTTTCCTGAAAGCAGAGTATCAAGCACTTGTTCCAATTTCTCCCAGTCTGAATCCTTTATTTGCGCAAGATAAAGGATTAGACGTTTTTTGAAATTTTCATCGCCTGTTATTGCAAGCGTGCTAAGAAATGACTCAATCTCTTCTGATGGTGTAATGTCATTAAACATATTGCCTTCTCCAGTAAGGAGCCAAGTTTCATTGACAGCATATTCCTTGCAAATGTTTGTGATAACAGGATTTGAAGGAACAATTCTTCCACTTTCATATTGAGCTATCGTATTACGCGCAACACCAATTTTAGAGCCAAATTCCTCTTGCGTCATTCCAAGCTCCTGCCTTAATAATTTAAATCTTGTTTTCATTGCATTTTTCGCCTCCTTTCACTTTGCATTGTACCACATAACAATAAAGAAGTCAAATAAAAAAGTCTGTAAAACAACAAAAAATATAACAAAAACAACAAAAAAAGTCTTGACAATGTAATGTTAAAGACGTATACTGTTCTCAGAAACAACAAAAAGCACATTGAAAACTAAACAGAAAGGAGTCGAAACATGGAACTCTTGAGAATTAACTACGAGTCAGAGCAGCCGACTGTATCGGCAAGAGAACTGCATGAGGGATTGGGTATCAATACAAAGTTTTCTACATGGTTTCCACGTATGTGTGAATATGGTTTTGAGCCAGAAAGAGATTTCAAAAAGTGCTACCCAAATTTGGGTAGCGGTTCCAATGGAGGTCAAAATGCAACTGACTATCAAATCTCCATCGACATGGCAAAGCAAATCTGTATGATTCAGCGTACCGACAAGGGCAAGCAGTACCGCCAGTACTTCATTGATCTTGAAAAGGTATGGAATACACCAGAACAGGTGATGGCACGAGCCTTAAAGATTGCCAATAACGAGATTGATAAGCTCAAGGCAGATAATAAGGTACTGATTGCAGACACAGAGCGCATGAGGCCAAAGGAAATCTTTGCAGATGCAGTGGAGTCTAGCAGGACCTCAATTCTAATTGGAGACATGGCAAAACTGATTTGCCAGAATGGTCACGAGATCGGGCAAAACAGACTCTTTGAGTGGATGCGCCAAAATGACTATCTTATTAAAAGTGGCGGAAGTAAAAATATGCCGACACAGAAGGCGATGGAACAGAAACTCTTTGAAGTTAAGGAGCGTACCGTTGTGAATCCAGACGGAAGCGTCAGAATCACAAGAACAACGCTTGTAACTGGAAAAGGACAAATCCATTTTATCAACAAGTTCGCCAGGATGAAGGCAGAAATGATAGCAGAAATTACATAAGAGAGGAACAAACAATGTTTGACATTAACAAGTTTGTAGTACTTAAAGATTGCATGTGCTACGAGGGAATGCATAAGTATTACATATTCCAGTTTGATAGTACATACACACTACTTGCTGACACAAACAGAGCAATCTTGTACAGAGCAGAAAGCTTTGCAGACATGATTAGTTACATTGAAAGATTGGAAACATGCAGGAAGGAGGTGCAGGCGTGATGACAGATAAAAAGGTAAGAGAAAAGTCTAAGACGATGACGTATCGTTTTTTGACAGAGCAGAAAAAGCGCACTCTGCAGAAGCTGAGTGAAGTAACAAATAGCTGCTCTAGTATCCAGAACAACTATTTGCTCGGCTGGATCGAAAACACGGTCACAACATCGTAAGCAAAAAAGAAAAGCTGCAAATACAAATTAAGAGAGGTGATAAAAGATGTTCTGGATGACTAAAAAGATGCCAGATAAGACCGCAGGCTATCTGCTGTGCACAATCAGATGGGGCGAGACTAGACTTACCCATGAGTATTATTGGGGACCAGACCCAAAGAACAGATTTAGATGGTGGGTTTCGAAAGAAGCTTGCCAATCAAATTTGCCGGACGGTGGATTTGAAGATTCTGGCTATGAAATCGTGGCTTGGGCTAGAATGCCTGAGCCATATAGAAAGGAAATGTATGAATCTGAGAGAAATATTGCCGCATTTGAGCGGAGAAATGAGCGAAGACACGGAGCTGCTGAAAGAAACAGCAAAGCAGGGCGACACTGTTGTGCTGAATGTAAAAACGCCAGACGGAATACCAACAACGGTCAATGCGGTAATTAAAGCGAAGTACCCACATGTGGCACATATGCAGTATCAAACCGCAAGGGGATATACCGTAAACACATCGTTTGCTTGGAAGAAGCTGTTAATGATAATGCTCAATCCAAACAACATTGAAGACAATGAAGAAGGAGAGTGATCAACAATTTTTATTTACCATGGGGAAAGCAAAAAACAATTGCTTGAAACAGCAACACGGCTGCTTCCATGTTTAACAGAAGAACAGCTTGCCTACATTATTGGAATGGAGCAGGCAGAGGAATATAAAGAAAAGGAAGGAGCGAAAGAAAATGATAAATCTGTACTTTGATGCGGAGTTTACAGGGTTGCATAAAGACACAACCCTAATAAGTATTGGAATTGTATCTGCAAGCGGTGAATCCTTTTACGCAGAACTTAATGATTTTGCAGATTATCAGATCTCACCTTGGATTGAGGAAAACGTATTGTCAAATACAGTGGTAAAGGGCGAGAACAAGGAGCTTGCAGAGCTGCTAGACAAGGAAAATACCGTATTTGTGGTTGGCAGCAAATATGAGGTACGAGAATCACTTCTTGAATGGCTTAAGCATTTTGAGAGTGATATTCAATTTGTGTCAGATGTATCTCATTACCATTTTGTTTTACTGGTTGATCTTCTGGCAAGTTCCGCATTGGAGCTTCCTAATTACATATCAGCAAGTTGCCACGACATCAATCAGGATATTGCAAGGGTGCTAAGAATTTCTGAAAAGGAAGCGTTTGATTTATCACGCGAACAACTCTTAACAAAGCTTGGAAAGCCACTTCCCAAAGGAGTAAAGCACAATGCGTTGTATGATGCCAAGATCATTCAGGCGATTTATCGCCAGTTACAGTAAGCCTATGAAGTTAACAGAGGAGCAGCGGTTAGAACTGATTGGGCATATCTATAGAAGAGTGGATGCAATAGCGCCAAGGACTGGAAGGACGGCAACAGAAATTAAAAGAGCTAGGCAGAAAGCCATGAAAGGGTTGATCCGAAGCTTTTCAGATGAATTTGGCGTAAGGGCAGAGCGCTTATGGAAACAAAATGAAACATTGAAATTTAGAGGATGCAGCTTGTATGACTTACACGAGTTTATAGATTGCTACAATCCATCAGAGAAGAAAAGAAAGGAGAGAGCAAATGGTTGTAGTGAACAGCGGAGAAAGTTACCTCGGCGCAGAAATCCGCGAATGGTGCAGCCGCTGCAAGGAGCAGGATGCGGTAATGGTAAATACAAAGTATTACAGCGGTTTCAGAGAACCGAATGATGGAGCGTTCTACTTTGTTGAGAAAGATGGAGAAAACATTTCAAAATATAGAGTTGTGCGTGATTTGGTCAAGTCACCGCGGCTGTAGAAAGGAGACAGATGAGTAAAGAACTTGAAGCTGCAAGAGCATTGGTAAAAATGCTTGAAGAAAGAGAGCAGAGTAACAAGGTTAAACTGGAAAGTTTAAAAGCCGGAGAAACATTTTGTATTGGAGAGAATGATTATATTGTCCTCGAACAGCACGAAGGAAAAACCAAGGCTATCTCGAAGGATTTTATAGCAAAACATAAAAAATTTGCAGATGATACAGCAGATTACGAAACATCTGAACTTAGAAAATACACCGAAGCTGAAATTCAGCCGACTATTGAGGAAGAAGTAGGAGCCGAGAACTTAGTAGAACACACCGTAAGTTTAACAACGGTAGATGGACAAGACGACTACGGAGAGTTAACATGCAAGGTTCGCCCACTCACTTTTGATGAGGCCAGAAAGTATAACAACTTAATTGTTAATAATGATTTGGATGATTGGTGGTGGACTTGTACAGCATGGACTAGTCCAAACCGTGAATACAATCGTTCAACCACCATTGTTCTTCCGTCCGGCTACGTCAGCAACTGCAATTGCAACTGCGGCTGCGGCGGCGTGCGCCCAGTTTGTATCTTAAAATCTAACATCTTTGTATCGAAAGGAAAATAAATGGCTGAATTAACATTAGAAGCGTTGCAACAACAGTTCAATGATCTAAAGAAAAGAGTAAGCATCTTAGAAGGCAATTCAAAAAGAAAAATTGATGTTGAGCCTAAAGCAGGCAATCAGTTCAAACTTGCAGGGCTAAAATGGAAAATCCTTGATGTTCTTGATTCAGGCTGTATGTGCCTTGCAGAAAAATCAGAGTTGACGAGATTTGATCCAGACACAAATGACTGGAGAATCAGTGAACTGCGTCGGCATCTGAATAGTGATCTCCTTGAAAAAATAGAAAATGAAATTGGAGAGGAGAATGTTATTCAATTTGAAAGGGATTTACTGTCTGTTGATGGACAGAATCAATACAGAGCATGTAAAGACAAAGTTTCGCTGCTTACTCTTGACGAGTACAGAAAATATAGAAGTCTGATTCCGAATGAAGAGTGCTGCTGGTGGTTACTTACTCCATGGAGTACGTCGCACAGCGGATATTATACATTGACTACCGCTGTTCTTCCAGCTGGTCGCATCTACTACTATGCTTGCAACCTCGACTTCGGTGTTCGTCCAGTTTGTATCTTTTCTTCATCAATCTTTGCAGAAGAAATTAAACAGTAAAAAATTATTAAAAGGAGAAAGCTAATGAGTAATTATGTAAAAGCCCGATACGAGGGCAGTAAAAGAAGCTATTGCTTTGCAGCAGAGGAAGATTTAAAGCCAGGAGACGAAGCAGTAACTCCAAACGGCACAAAAGTCACAGTAGTAGACGAGCCAGTAGACCTTTCGTGGATAGAAGCTTACGGAAGAAGCAATATTAAGGTGATCAAAAGAGCACCAGAAAACAATAAAACTGAATAAGGAGAATAATTATGAGTGAGAGATTTGAGATGTGTGCTGGAGAACGTATAGGAATGATTGTTATTAAAGACAATCAAACTAAAGAAACAGGATTGGGATTTTTCAAAAGTAGAGATGATCTTAGTTTTTTGGAAGCGCTCAGAGACGCTGCGCAGGAATTACTAGATGTATTAAAAGCTGACAAGAATAATGACGCAGACAGTGCAGAGGACACAGAGCCGGAGCAGGAAGAGAAAAAACAGCCAGTTCCTTACAATGGCACAGTCGAAGTTGTAAAAGGTGATGACAAGCTTTTCCCGACAGGGTTGAAGTTTAAAGTGGTACAAGGCAAAATATCATATTTTTCAGGTGATTTAGCAAAAGACACTATCGCACTCGTGATGTTTAGCAGTTTTACACTTAAATCATTTAAGGAATTGAGTGAGTTATTAAACAAGATAGATATCAAGGTTAAGGAAGTCAAGGAGGGCAAGGAATAATGGCGGATACAGCAATTGTAGAGAGCGGAAAGCAGGCTGTGCAGCAGCCAACAAAGAGAGTAACCGATTATAGTCTTGGAATTTTCGGAACAAGCGATAACTTCATTATGGCTATGCAGATGGCAAAGGCACTGGCAAGCTCAACCATTGTCCCACAGACATTTCAAAAGAATGAAGCAAATTGTCTAATCGCCATTGAGCAGGCTCAGCGATTACGAGTAAGTCCAATGATGGTTATGCAGAATTTACACGTAATTCAGGGTAGACCGTCTTGGAGTTCAAAGTTCTTAATTGCTGCGATTAACAATTCTGGAAAATTCGATATGGAATTGCAATTTGAAGAGACACAGGATAAGGATGGAAAACCGTTTTCTTGTACGGCATGGACAACAAAAAACGGAAGAAAAGTCAATGGAATGACCGTTGACATGGATATGGCAAAAGAAGAAGGCTGGTTGAGCAAAAATGGCAGCAAGTGGAAAACAATGCCACAGCTAATGCTGAGATACAGAGCAGCTTCGTTCTTCTCTAGCCTTAACTGTCCAGAATTGACCATGGGTCTGTACACAAGAGAAGAAATGCAGGACGACGATTTTAAGGAATATCCAATAGAGAACATGAAGGAGCAGGTGCAGCAGGAAATTGCAGAAAACGCAAATTCACAGGTATTTGAAGAACCAAACGAGCAGAATAAGGAAGCAAACAAAGATGCTTTGCCACCTTTTATGTCTGCCTGATCAGGAGATAGCCTATGGACGAAGAAATTAAATGGAGAATAGAAGGGATTTTCAAAGCCAACGCTGCAAAGTGTCTGGATGAAATCGGAAGAGATACAGAGATAACACCAGAACAAGTACTAGAGAAAGCAAGAGACGAACAGTCAGAACTTCATAAGTGTTTTGAATGGAACGATAGCATAGCGGCAGAGAAATATCGCTTGCAGCAGGCAAGACAGCTTATTCAGTTCTTTGTAGTTATCCCAAAGCAGGACAATAAACCACCTATTAGACACTTCCAGATCACAAGTCAGAGAAATGCGTATATGCCAACAACGCATTTTGCAACACAACCTGACGAGTATCAGAAGTTGCTGCAGAGGGCTTACGCAGAGCTGAGAAGTTTTCAAAATCGGTATAAGTCGCTTTCTGAGTTAGAGAGCGTATTTGAAGAAATCGACAAGATAGCCGTCTAAACAGTTTTAATGCTTAATTCGAGTGTTCTGTGGATGGTGTAACGGTATGCACCATCCGAGAAAAGAAATGGCTCATATATCAAAACATAACAGGACAGGACAGAACATAACACGACACAACAACACAAAACATTGCATCATTCATAGAGCATTCGAGTTAAGTAAATTTTATGAGCTAACACGAGGTAGTAAGTAAATTGGTGTCCTATCGCCAAAACGGGGAGAAAGAGGCTTTATATGACTAGAGTATTATGGGTAAGCAGACACACAATGACACAGGCACAGGAGGCAGACCTTCGCCGCATCTACGGCGAGATTGAGGTAAAACAGTTCGCAGACAGTGTTGAGTCTGCAAAGCAGGTAACAGAGCTTGGCGCTGACTGTGATGTATTGGCAGTAGTCCTTCCTCCAGCATTCTTAGCGGATCTCACAAATCCGCGTGTAAATCAGAAACCCGTGATTCGCGCGATTGCTAACCGCGTAGCAACTGGACACACAGTAGTCAACCCGGCAACTGGTGTCGAGGAACCAGAAATGAAGTTTGAGCACGTCGCCTGGGAGCGTGTCATCAAGGTTGAGATTATAACTGAGAAGCTATAAAAATCTCAGCCCAGCAAGGCAAAACAAACTTTACGTTGGCCTAACGGCTATACGGGCTGATTGGGAAGATATAGAAAAAGGTAGAACATAACGCAAAAACAAAAGGTATCCATTCTGTATGTGGCATAAGCCATAAAGCATAGGGTAGCACATAATAGCAGAGCACAGCACCTAACATAACAGTACAGCACATAACACAACACAGCACTGTAAATTTCTTGTGTCGCGTACCGAGTGGATACCAACAAAACAAACTGGTAGCATTTGCAGGCAGCATGAGTTGCCAATCATCACAAAACAAGACAGCACATAACAGGACACGACATGACATAACACAACATCACACGACATCGCATTTCATGTTGTCTGCAAGTGTTACCAGAACACTTGAAGCTTCCGTTTGAGACGCGGCATGAGCCGCAGAAAATAACATATGACAGTACAGCATATCACACAGCAGCACAAAATAGCACATAACATTGCATCACAACGTTCATGACGCGCCTCGAGCGAAAGCTTAGACCAAAACAAAAAAGGAGAACACAAATTATGACAAAGAAGGAAGAAACACAGGTTATCGAATTGAAACCGTTAAGCATCAAACAGGCAAGAATTACTATTGCAGGTGATGGGGACCTGGTGCTTAACAAAATGAATGATTGTAACGCCAGGAAGCTTACCGACGAGAGAAAGAACAAGGCTAAGGACACAGCAGCTACAAATGTGTGGGAAGAAGTGATCACATCTATGCACTGGTATGGTGGAAAGCCTACAGACTTCACAGAGGAAGGTTTGAGAGAAGCACTGACCAACAATGCACCGTGCATTACAGCATTTGGCTTGAAAAAATCATTTGGACAGGCTGTTGTTCAGAACAAGATTGACACTTACGCAACTAAGTTCAATGCCGCTGTAAATGTCATTGCGAAGGGCAATTTGGTTCCGATCAAGTTTGCAGAGCATTTCATTGATGAAAAGCTTATGTCACCAAAGAAAGGTGCTCCAGTACTTGTACGGCTGAATAGATTCAGCGGATGGAGTGCAACATTCACCATTCAATATACAGAGAATGCGTATTCTCTGGAACAGATTTTAAACATTATTCGTCTTGCAGGTTTTGGAAACGGAATTGGAAGTGGAAGAACAAGTGGATATGGTCGTTACCACATTGAAAGCGTTGAGGGATGAATGACATAGAACTTGAGAGAGGAGTTTTTTCAGATGATTCTAACGTGCTTAGCCAGCGGCAGTTCTGGTAATTGCTATGTTTTAAAGGATAACAAAGGCAAGATGCTTCTTCTTGATGCAGGAATCCCGATTATGAAGATCAAAAAAGGATGCGGTTGGAAGGTATCTGATATTGTTGGATGCGTTGTCACACACAAGCACAGAGATCATTCGGAAGCAGTAAGCGATCTGGAAGAAATGGGAATCCCAGTCTACAAACCTTATGAAAACAACTCCTATATCGGTGGATATGGTGAATTTGGAATTGTATCAGTTCCAATGAATGATGTGCATGGACACTTCAAACATACCGATGCAGACGGTACAGAGTGTCCGTGCTATGGATTCATCATCAAGCATCCAGAAATGGAGCGAATGCTCTACATTACTGATACAGAGTTTGTAAGGTGGCGATTTAAGGATATTGACCATATCCTGGTGTCTTGCAATTACCAGAAGAAGTACATTTCAGAGGATGTCACTGGTAAACGATTGCATGTCATTAAGGGGCATATGGAGTTAGAAACGTGTGCAGGCTTTATAGAAGCTAACACAACAAACGCACTCCAGAACGTCATTATTTGCCATTTAAGCGCAAATAATGCAGCGCCAAAAGAAATGGTCGCAAGAATAAAAAAAGTCGCAGGAATGGCAAATGTGGACGTTGCAGAAGCAGGTAAGACCTGGCAATTGTTTAATTGCGAAACTTGTCCGTTCCTGTAAGAAAGGAAAAGTAAATGAGCAATAAAGAAGCCGTAAAGATATTAAAGAAGAAACTTGATATTTGCACCAGAGCAACTGAGCAAGCCTTAAAGAAAAAGGATTACAAGGCAGTTGAAAAGTCAATGAGAACCGCGTTTGTATTTATGAAGGCGCATAATGCTCTTAAAAAGCAGATTCCACAAAAACCGGTTATTCTGGCAGATAAGAACGCATGTGGCTGCTCTGTATGTGGAAACATCATAAATGATTGCCTTGCTTCCTATTGTTCAAAATGTGGACAGAGAATTGATTGGGAGGAATCATGATCCTGAATGAAATTTTAAAGCTTATGGAATGCTTTCCTGGCAGCAGTATCAACAGCAAGGGATACTTGCTTTTAAACAAGCAACGTTCTGGTTTTTCCATAGCTGACATTGAGAGTGAGGAAGATCTTAAATGCAAGTTGCTTGAATATGTGTCAAGGGACGCTTGCAAAACAATGGTTTATCAGCAACACGTAAGGAACGTAAGATTTTGGAATAGAACTCGAAAGAGCATAAACCAGTATCTGCAGACGAATTTTTCTGACGATGACATGCTTGATATATACCAGTACTTAGGCAATGGCATCAGGCACAAGCTCACCAAAGAGTTTGTAGAGAATGGATATGATCTAAAACTGATAAAGGAGGATTTGAATGGATGAGATTAAGATCGGAACTCCTGTCTATCACGTAGAGGAATACCGATTAAGCAACTACGAGCTAAAGCAGAAAGGATTCGAAGGGTTCGACAATTACGGACTTGAAGTTGTTGAATCAATCGTTATAGCTGTGACAGACACACATTTTGATACGATAACCGAAAAACGTGACATCGGAAGCAATACGAATAATATACATCATTGGGAGAGATTAGCACTTGGAAGGGCAGCATTTCTGAGCAAAGAAGAAGCTGCAGAAGAAGCTGATAACCGCGCGCATAATATCCAGTTAGGATATCACTGTTCAAAGTTTAGCCAGCGGCCAATGTATAAGAATTGGCTACACTGGCAAGATACAGCTAAGGCAAAGGCACCTAAAAAACAAACAGGTCATAGATCAAACTTTGTCGCGAAAAAAACTACACTTCCAGAGGAGCTTTACATTGCCTGGAGGGATGGAAAGTTAACCGGACCAGAAGGTGCAAAGAAGATAGGCGTTTGTGTCACGACTTTTGAAAGATATGCAAGAGAAGAGCTTGCGAAGAGAGGCGATAGGCATACCGTCAAGACAGGCAATAAAGTGCCACCAAAGCCTTTGCCACCAATGTTTGATGAATGTTTCGAGCAGTGGAAGCTTGGATTGCTCTCAGACGAAAAGGCAGCTAGACAATGTGAAATGTCACATACAACATTCCGTAAATATGCAAATATCCGTTTGAAAGAGATTGGAGAGCAGAGGAAGGGAATCCAGAGAGGAGTGATTCTTCCACCAAACTTTACAGACGTATATCTGGAATGGGAGCAAGGGGACATTGGATGCAGCGAAGCCGCAAAGAAATGCGGTCTCGAATACTACACGTTCAGGTACTATGCAGAGAAGAGATATAATGAAAGGATGGACGCAGGAGTATTCCAATATTAAAAGGAAGAAGGACCTCAAAGTGAAGAAAAATCGGAAAGTCTTACTGGATGAAAAGTTAATTGCGCCTACGCTTGCTTTTGAACATAACATGACAGAAAAAGAAAAAAAGATCTTCTCAAAGCTATGCGAGCAATGTTTAAATTGAAGATTAAGCAGAAAATAAGACCAGAGGAAGAACTTATGTATACTCTTACAAGGCAGAGGGAACTAGGCAGAAGAAAGAAAAGAATAAAACTTTAAAGAAAAGAGGCTTAGTATGAACAAAGTAATTTTAATCGGAAGATTAACCAAAGACCCAGAAGTGCGTTATACACAGGGTCAGGAGACAATGGCGGTAGCCAGATATACACTGGCTGTAGACAGAAACCGTAAGCAGGATAACGGTCAGAACGCGGACTTTATCAACTGCATCAGTTTCAAAAAGAATGCAGAGTTTGCAGAGAAATTTCTGCACAAAGGAACAAAGATTGCTGTTACTGGACGCATCCAGACAGGTAGCTACACAAATAAGGATGGACAGAAGGTGTACACAACGGATGTAGTTGTGGATGAGCAGGAGTTCGTGGAAAGCAAGAAGAATACGCAGCCAGCTCCAGAACCAGCACCTGCAGGTGGATATGAAGGTTTTATGAATATTCCGGATAATGTGGAAGATGAAGGACTGCCGTTTAACTAAAAAAGAAGGGAGAGGTTTGAGGTGATTATTGTAAGACAAGATAGAAATGCTTTTTACAACTGGGACAATGTAGTTGACATTTACATTAACGGACTTTCAAAAACAGAAATATTATTAAAACACGTTAAAGGCTCAAACGAGTCGACTGATTACCCAATTGGCAAATATAAGAACGCAGAAAATGCCAAGGCAGCATTCGAGAAACTTATAGAGAACATTTTAAAAGAGATTCCACTTGTTGTTGTGCGAACCGATGAAGAAATTGAGAAAAGCATTCACCAGGAGGACAGAAATAGCAATTGAAAAAATATTTAAAAGAAATAAAAGAAGAAGCTACACTTTGCCAAAAGTACATAGATGAGTGCAATATATTCGCGCCTAAAAGTGAGTATGAAAAGCTTGCCTTGAAGATTGCTTCTGACTGTGAGCAGACATTATCGGCACTTGCGGATGAAATCAAGAAAGGCGGATGGATTTCCGTTGAGGAAGCAATGCCAGAGGAACACGACAGTATATTTGCAAAGTTCAAAGGGACTGACAAGTGGTGCAATTCGTTTTGGGAAAAAAATTCGAACACCGTTTTAGTAGTACTAGTCAATAATCATGATGAAGATAATTTTGTAGTTGGAACAGGTAAAACCATTAACGGTGAGTGGACGACAGTACCAATGCTGCTTAAAGACAGAATGCATGTTGCTTACTGGATGCCGTTTCCAAAATTTGAACCGAAGGATGTTAAGGATGAATAAGAATGATTTATTAAAAAAAATTGGCAGATTAACGGAGGTATAAAAATGTCAATAGTATCAAGCTACGCATTAAAGGAAAAGAAGTGCATTTCGGTAAATATTTACAGTATCGACGCAGCTGTAATTCTTCATGATTTCCTTATTAAGGCAGCTAGCAAAGGAATGGAAGAAGGAAAATTTTTTGAAGCGGAAGTGGCACTTCACAATGCAAACGAGCTTACAGCAGCCATGGAAGAAGCCTTTGAGCTTTGAGGAAAAATCCAATGGATAAAGAAGGATGGTGCAGGCCTAAAGTATGGCGCCAGTATGTATTTTGCGATCAATGTTGGATAAGCTGCTTACCACAGCAAAAGTGGCAGTTTAAACGCAAGGAAGGAGGGGAAGTTACCATTTTTAGTGAAAAGCGGCTTATCAACTTTAAAATAACAGAAGAAGATTTTAAAGCGCATTGGTTAGAAATTGAGGTGAAAGGGAAATATGATAAATTTGCCACAGAACGATTATCTCACGATTGAGAAGGACGGTCGCACTTATTGTTGTTGCGCATTGCGTCAGAAGGTGCGCCATACAATTGGACTTGATTATGCCACACGGAGAACGCTTTATAAACGCAATGGAAAGATGTATTTCAAGCCCACCAGAAATTACTTCAATGGCAAAGATGAGGAACTTGAAAAACTTGTTGATGCAGGTTACATGGAAAGCAGAAGATGTGGAACAACGAAGGAAAGCACCACATACTTCTTCACAAACCAGGGGTTTGATTGGCTAGAAGAGCAGCTGCACATCACAATCAGGAGGCAAAGATAATGGAACTGGAACATGGAATTGCAAGAGCTATGAAAAAAATGACATATACCTTTAACAGCTTTTGTGAAATAACCATTTATTCACAGCAGAAGTGGAAGTATTACATTGATGATGTTTGGGTAATTCTGAAAAATCGCAATGTAAGAATAGTGCTTCGTGAGGAGGAATTTGACGAAGATTGGAAGAAACTAGAAACTAAGGCAAACAAGGAAGGTGCAGGCAATGAATAAAAGAAAAAGGAAAAAGCGGTTCAAGAAGATTCACGGCATGAATCCAAAGCAGTATCAGCAGGCTATGCAACTGGTATCGCTTGAAGAACCATTGGAAAAATTTATGGATTCAGAAACAGCTACATTTACAGATTTGGGGAGTTGCTTTGAAAGAATTAAAGATGGACTGCAAAAATCAGTTTCTGCTTTGGGAAAATTGAGCTGCGAATCGTTCTATTTTTGGGTAGAGCAAATTGAAAAGGAGCTGAAAAAACGAAGATAAAAATGAAGTTTGAACGAATCAGAAGTGTAGATTATTATTGCTGCCCAGCTTGCGGAATGGCCTTTACGGATAGAAAGGAGGCAGAAAGGCATTTTCGATACGATCATCAAATAGAGATTTGTAAAGTAATCCGTTGCAATATTTGCGGTACTGGTTGGGATGCAAAAGTATATGGTGAGCAAGAAGCTAGAAGGAGAGCAGATCAGTGCTACCAGAGCCATATTGATTCTGGCAACGCGGATCAGATAGCGGCACAATCATATTTTGCTTCAAATGGTCGTATTGGATATGTAAAAAAGCACGGAAGGAGGATGTGAGGAAGAATGATTTTTGTATTTGAAAAAGATAAAAGAGAAATTCATTGCTATAGTGAAGTCGATTGTCTATATCTAATTGGAAATAAAGTGCACATTTGTAATGTGGTTGAAGAATACAGTTCGGAAGAAATGGCAAACAAAGCATTTCGCACCATTCGTTTTCGAATTGGTTGGGGATATGAAATTGCCCGTAGTGAAGGATCAGTTGCAGTTCACATGCCTACAGAATACGAGCTGAATAACGAGAAAAAACAGTTTGAAAATCCGCTGTATACAATTGCAGTATACCGCATTCCACGTGATGAGGAATCTTTTCGAAAATATCTAAAAAACCTCTTTGATGATATCCTAACAGAAGTAGATTACATTATACAGGGTGATACCGTAGAGGATTTAGAAAAAGAATTGAAAGATAAGCCTATATGGGATGGGAGTTTTTATACTCTTTTCGAAAATTTACGCTATGAAGACATTGCGAGTGGGGAATTTCACTTTGGAGAAATTAAGAAAGAAATTGAAAGATTTGAAAGGAAAAAGAAAAGAACATATTGCAAGTGGGAACAAGAGAAAGATGTATTTCATATCAAAACCAATTGCAGTAGCGATGCTATATCTATCGGGACTGACTTGTTGAGCAAAATCAAGTACTGTCCATGCTGTGGCAGAAAGATTAAGTTTATAGGAGAAGATCAATGAAAAATAGTCATGACGACGCAAAACTAAATAGCTTAATGGGAAAAAATGTAAGGGTGACATTTTTTGAAGGTACACAGTCAGTTGGAAAGCTTGAACGCGATTTTGATGGGAAATACAGAGTCGATAACTGGAGGTTTCGTAAGAGCCATATCAAGAAAATAGAGGTTATTGATGAATAAATATGGAAACATTGCAAAGGCAAAAGCCATAGAGCAGGAGAACAAGAAGCGGCTGCTGAAAATCAATCCCCAGCTGAACGATGAAAGCGGAATCTACATTTTGACCAGAAAGGATGAGAACGGCTTCCGGTTTGCGTATATCGGGCAAGCCGTGCACATACTTAGCAGGTTAGCAAGCCATATGGTTGGCTACAAACAGCACATAGACCTGAGCCTGAGAAAACACAAACTGTATTCAATAAGCAATCCTTATGGATGGAAGGTTGAACACATGAATGTTCCTCTTGATCAGCTTGATGAACAGGAAAAGTATTACATCAGATTTTATGCAGAAAACGGCTATCAGCTTCGAAATGTTAGCCTGGGTGGACAAGGTGAAAGCCGTTCAAGCGGAACTATAGGAGACAGAAAGCAGCCTAGAACCTATTCAGAGGGCATACAGCAAGGCAAGAAAGCGTTAGCCAAGGAATTATCATCTATTGCTGAGAAACACCTTACAATTGCTGTCAAGCCCGAAAAACAGGGCAACAAAGTTTCAGAGCGTCAGAGAGATAAGTTTATGGAGCTTATCAGTGTTGAGAATTATGAGGAACCAGGAAAGGAAATGGCAAATGAGAGAAAATGATATTAGAACACTTCCAGATGGAAGTCATTTTTACTTTAAAGGATTTGAGTGGATTGTGTTGGACAATAACGTAGAGGGCGGAGTTATGGCAATTATGGAACATGCTTGGAATAAGGAAAGGTATCGTTTCGATGAGGGCTGCTGTGGCAACTATGCAGAATCAAGTTTGCGTAAAAAGCTACGAGATGAACTACTTCCAGTACTGGGTGAGGACAATCTTATTCCTCATGAGATTGATTTAGTAGCTGATAATGGCGATGACGGTTACGGAAAGATTTCTGATAAAGTGTTTATCCTGAGCTGTGATGAATATCGTAAGTATCGTAAGAACGTTCCATTGATCCATGAATGGATGTGGACTTGCACACCTTGGAATGTCTCAGCTACTACGTATTTGAACAGTGTTCGTAGCGTGAGTGAAGTTGGTTATTTGTACTTTGAAGAGGCGGATGTAGAGAATGGAATTCTCCCTGCTTGTGTGTTTAATCCAGAAAAAGTGAAAGTGGTGTACACAATTCCAACGGTTGAGGAGAGAAGTAATGATTAACGAACAAGTTTTACAATGAGCAGTTAAGAGACATGCCGGAGGCGCGAAACAAAGTCAAACGCCTGATTTATTCTATGGATTGGGTAGATTCAATCAAGCTGCCAGAAGGGGGCTGCAACCATGATGAAAGTAAAGATGATTTCAGCCATGGTTATGTTGCTGGATATTATGATTGTATCGACAAAATCAAGAAGCTGAATGGCTTAGGATGAAAACATGATTTAATTGTAAGAGGTGCTGTGGGGTTGGCTGCTGTAGCAGCTAACTTCCTTGAAATAAGTATTCATGTGATGCAGGAGGTGAGTAAATGAAGGCACTTACGTTAAATGAGCTGCGGCAAATGGTCGGTCAGCCAGTCTGGTGTCCAAAGGAAAATGCATATGGAATAATAACGTGCGATAAATACGGAAAATGGGCTGGAATCCCATTTTTGTACGGAGTATGTAAATATGAAGAATCAGCAGTTGAATTTAATCGCAATATTGTTAGCAGAAAGCTGAAATGCTTCAGAATTGAAGATAAGAAAGAAATTCCAATGAAACCATTGTCAAAAGTAGATGATTGTGGAAATAAAAAAATGGTATGTCCGAACTGCCAGAGGGCAGAAATATTTGCGGCATCAGCAAAAATATATCCGTACTGCCCTTGGTGCGGACAAAAACTGGAAGGAGAGAACACATGAAAATCTGGACAGAAGAAAAGCTTATTGAAGAAGGCTACAATATTCGAAACGCGCAAATCAAAGGTGCGGAGCTGACAATGAAGAGAAATGAAAATTGCTTTAATTGATGTTGATGGTCACAATTTCCCAAACCTTCCGCTTATGAAGCTCTCAACATGGCATAAGAAACATGGAGACAATGTAGACTGGTATGAACCACTCACAGCATGGTACGAGCCACCAGATATTGTGTATATGAGCAAAGTATTTACATTTACACCAGATTATCCACATCCAATAAATGCAAGAAAAATCATTAAGGGAGGAACTGGTTATTTTTATCCGAATGGTGGGAATCCACTAAATGAAAATGTGGAACATTGCTATCCAGATTATAGTCTTTACCCTGAGCTTTGTAAGAATACTGCATACGGCTTTTTAACTAGGGGCTGCCCAAGATGCTGTGAGTTTTGCATAGTAGAAAGCAAAGAAGGCAATTATTCGCGCAAAGTTGCAGATTTGTCAGAATTTTGGCATGGACAAAAGAATGTCGTGCTTCTTGATCCTAACATGTTTGCGTGTAAGGATTGGAGAGATTTGAGCCAACAGCTGATAGATAGTAATGCCTGGATAGATTTTTCACAAGGCTGTGATATCCGGCTAATGAACGAAGAAAAAGCATCATATATTAAGCAAATGAAAGTTAAGCGGATACATTTTGCTTGGGATCGTTATGGAGACAAAAACAAGATCATTCCCAAATTTCAAATGTTCAAAAGAATTACTGGATGGGACAAAAGGAAGATGGTTGTATATGTACTCACAAACTACAACACAACACATGAGCAAGACCTTGAAAGAATCTACACTTTGAGAGAGCTTGGCTATTGGCCAGACGTAAGAATATTTGAGAAAGAAAAGCTTCCAAGAGGGCATATAACCAGAAAGTTGCAACGTTGGTGTAATGCAAGAGCAATCTTCGAAAGTGAACCAGACTTTGGAAAATATCAGAAAGGAACAAAATAAATGAGCATTAAGCATATTATCTTATGCATCGAATTTGTATTTCTTGCAGTTCAAATCATAATGGTTAGAGCTGCATACAAATCTCCGTTAAAGTACGGAAAAACTGCCAAAATCGTGAATATTTTAGCACTTATCGTTATACTGCTGTGTAGCATAGCAATCATAGTTTTAAATATTATGGGGTGAGGTGGCACGAATGTTCAGAATAATGAGTAGAAACAAATACGATAGCCTAATCAGGGAGAATGCAGAGCTTAAAAATGCAAATGCAAATCTTGAAGATAAACTGGATCAGCTTAAAGCAGAAAAAGCTGTAAATAGCAAGTATAAATGCGGAGAATATTGTCGCGCTTGTGAGAATGGATACGAGATACCGAGCTATACCATAGATCGTGCTTACGTATGCTTGCTGAATACAGAATGCGAATCCTTTGTAAAACGTAAAGAATGAGAGGAGTTGAATATTATGCAGATAATTAAGAGTGTTTTATGTGTGGTTATGCTTTTAGCTATGCTTCTGCACTACATAGGACCCAAAAGGACTAGAGCATCATTTGGAGCACTGTGGATTATCTCGCTGATACTTTTGTGGGGTTTGATTCTTTTATAACGTTATGAGGTAAAAATGAAATTTATTGATTTTTTCGCAGGAATCGGAGGATTCCGTAGAGGAATGGAATTGGCAGGACATGAATGCGTTGGATTCTGTGAGTTCGACAAGTTTGCGACTGCAAGTTACACATCCATGCATTTACTCACCAAAGAGCAGAGAGAGTTCCTGGACAAAATGCCACTGAAACAACGGCAAAAAGAAATATTGAAGGAGGAATACAGAAATGGAGAATGGTATGCAAATGACATTAGAAGAGTGTATGCCGGAGACATTCCAAAAGCGGACTGCTGGTGCTTCGGATTCCCTTGCTTCGTTCGAGGAACTTATATTCTTACAGAAAAAGGATATATACCAATTGAAAACGTATCTGTCGGAGATAGAGTGCTTACTCACAAAGGAAGATGGAAAACAGTTACCTCAGTTATGCAGAGAGACAACGCAAGAATCTGGAATGTCAACGGATTTGGCATCTTGCCAACTGGCACAACAGCAGAACACCCGTATTATGTCACTCGCGTATCCGAACCAATTGAGTTCAAACCAGTCAAAGAACTCAATGATAGCTATTACTCCACAATGGTGTTGCCTAATGAAGAACCAAACGAATACAGCAAAGAGATCTGGTGGATTATCGGACGTTATATTGCTGATGGGTGGAGAGTTCGCAGACAAGATAGACCACGAGGGGGAAGGATTGTGTTTGCGATCAGTGATAAAAAACGAGAAGAATTTGAACACCGACTGTCAGAAGCAAACTTACATGGAACTTACACTGAAGAAAGGACTTGTGGGAAGTATCATGTGTGCAATAACCAACTATACGAATACCTTGGTATATTCGGGGAATATGCATATGGAAAACGAATACCAAGAGAAGCACTGTGTTTGCCACGAGAAAAGGCCGAATACTTTTATAACGGATACATGTCAGGAGATGGCAGAAACGACAAAGAAGAAGCAACATCAACCAGTGCAGCAGTCATTCTTGGTATGTGCATTATTGCACAGCGATTGGGAAAACCTGTGCCAGCTGTCTATTATACTAAAAGAGATTCAAAGCGCACTATTGAAGGAAGGGAATGTAAACAAAGAGACACCTACACTTTTAGAATCTCTAACAAATCGGTTAAAGGATATTATCGTGGAAGATATGTTTGCAGAAAATTGTATCAGCCAACAGAATCTGATCAATACGAAACAGTATATAACCTTAGCGTTGAAGAAGATGAATCTTATATTGCAAACGGAGCAATTGTCCACAATTGTCAAGACATCTCCGTTGCAGGAAAACAGCTTGGATTTCAAGGAAACCGTTCAAGCTTGTTTTTCAGAGTTATGTACCTTATCGGACAACTCGAAGAAGAAAATAGACCCACTTACCTTTTCATTGAGAACGTTAAGAATTTGCTTAGCGTTAATGGAGGATGGGATTTCGCCAGATTGCTCATTGAAATGGAGCAGGGGGGGTATGATGCAGAATGGCAAGTGCTCAACTCTAAGGACTTCGGAGTTCCACAAAACAGAGAAAGGTGCTTCATTATCGGACATCTTAGAGAACGAAGTGCCGCAGAAATATTTCCTATCAAGGGAACAGACAGAGAAAATAGTATTTCAATAATTGGCCATCGAGACGGATTCAGAAGAAACACACAAGTGTTTGATCAAAAAGGAATTACCGAGGCATTAGATACAGGACAGGAAGGTGGAAGAGGACACCATGTTGCTTTGCCGTGCTTTGTAGATTTGAGTTATCAGGGGGTAGAATTAACAGAAAAAGCAAGATGTTTGCAAGCCAGATACAATAAAGGTGTTTCAAACCACAAAGCCGAGACAAGTGGTGTTGTAATTCCAGTTCTCACTCCAGATCGCGCAGAAAAGCGCCAGAACGGAAGACACTTCAAAGAGAATGGCGAACCAATGTTTACTTTAACTTCACAAGATAGGCATGGAATTGCCACGAGTATAAGCCCTATTGGTGGAGTTTATACTGGAGTTTCACCAGAGTTCTATCGCGGAGTATATGAAGGCTGCTTTAGGTGCTTAAAAGCATCTACGCACGATAGTGGCGTTGCCCTAAAGCTTCAAAACATTCCGGTAAGCATGACACGCAATGTTATAGAGAGCCAAATCAACATTGCACACTGTCTTAACGCTAATGACTCAAGAAAATTTTTTGGCAAAAATCAACGTGGCAATGCTGTTATAAAGACCTTAAAGTTAATGGCCATGCAAATGAAACTAAAAATAATCGCACCACGTAGTAAAGTTCCAAAACTACGCAGTAAGCAGGGAATGTGTTTCAAATCTTTTTCTGATACCAGACCAGGCATGTTTGTAAAAATTTCTGATGAATTAACCATATATGCTGTCTGGTACAAAAAATATCAGTGCTACATAGCAATTAGAAAACTGACACCAAAAGAATGTTTTAGGCTGCAAGGATGGACAGATGAATATTTCGAAAAGGCAGCATTTGTCAATTCTGACAGTCAGTTATATAAGCAAGCAGGAAATGGTGTCACTGTGAATGTAATAGAAGCAATTGCAAAACAGCTCAAATTCGCATAAGGAGACAGTATGACAAATAGAGAGAAAAATGAACACGTCAAGGAGTCTATTGATTATTTTAACCATGAATTGGAATGCATGAAGCACCGAGTTTGTAACTGTGATATGCAGACAAGTTTGAGGATTGGAAGGGAAAAAACTGCTTATGAAACAGCAGTAGAATGCTTAAAGAAGCAGCTTCCACAACCACCAGTTAAAGCGATTCACAAGTCTGTCGTCCATGAAAACAGAGGTGATAAACCGCATACGTGGAAAGCGATTGAGCTTGAGGTGTGGGAATGCCCGTGCTGTGGAAACACAGTATGGAGTGGCATAAGTATTGCAAGGAAATCACCATATTGCTCAGATTGTGGACAGAAGATTGAATGGGAGGAGGTCAAATAATAGAAAGAAAATGAGTGAACAAATGAGAATTACCGTGGATTTAGATGAGGCGATTTGCGCATTGAAGGGACTCAGCAAAGCAGAAGAGGAAATTGCAATCAAATTTCAAAATTGTGGGCTACAGGACGAGGCAATGGAATATTTTAGAAATGAATGCGCACTTAAAACTGCTATCAAGGTAATTAAAAAGATGTCGGTGATCTGCTTTAGTGTATAAGGAGGAATGAGAAAATGGCTGAACAAATTAAATTTGAGTTGGATTCCGATGAGACATTTGACATTTTGAAGGATATCGGAGAGGCAGAAAACGAGTTGGGAAAGCAGTGTTGGAAAGACGGATTAAAAGCGCAAGCGATTGAGTATTTTAAGCATGAGGCTACATGCGAAATTGCGATTAAAGCAATCAAAAAACAAATTCCAATGAAGCCAATCAAGATCACAGCAAATGGAGTTTACAAATGCAAATCTTGCAGCTATCTCATTGCGTGCATCCCAAACGCAACAAAATATTGTGATCAGTGTGGACAGAGACTCTACTGGAAGGAGAAATAGACGTGAACACGGAATTAATTGTAGAGTACGAGAACGGAGAGGTACACAAGGAGCAGCCAGAAAATATTATTTTTGCGGATAGCAAAGAATATGTTTTTCCAAGAGTGGAGGTAGAGAATGAAAGTATATAAAAACCCTTTTGTAAGTTATCCATGCTATTTTGTAAAAACGGGAGCTGGATGGTCTGCAAGAGGGGAGGCATCGAAGAGCAAAGGATATGATGTGGAACTGCATAATGGGAAATGGACATGCAGAGACGGTTGTTATTATGATGATACAATCAAGCATGAGTTGATTCTGGTAGGTGAAAATAGAAAGTCCATTCACAGCATCATAAAAGAAGCAGTAATTTGTGCAGTATTAGAGCTTGTAAAGGAGGAAGAAAATGAGACTGATTGATGCGGATGCACTGAAAGAAAGAATCGACAAAATTTGTGACAAGGTCAAGGAAGACTATGAACATTCGGACTTTGCACAATACATCAAGAGGGTAATGATAGCGCAGATTTTAAAGGATGCACTATTTACAGAGATTGACAAAGAACCTACAGCACAGACATGGGTGACATGTGAAGAGAGATTGCCAGAAATGAAGAAAGCAGCTGCTAAAAATTCATTTTCCATTGAGTATGATTCAGACCCAGTTATCGTACAAACAAAGAGAGAAGAAATTTTCCTAGCGATTTGTAGAAAGACAGAATATACAGACAGCATGTGGAAAACTACGATTGGTTGGTATACATTCGGAACAAACGGCAGAAAGATGAAAGTAATGAGTAAGGTTGTAGCATGGATGCCACAACCAGAACCGTGGAAACCGAATTTCCCGAACACAGAAAACGCAGAATCAAAAGGAAAGGAATAACGAATGCCCGGTAAACCGGGTTGATGCGCAGTGATCTGTGGTGGCATATCAGAAAATTTAAACACCGTGGCTGAAAAGGTGTGCAGTGGAAACGCTGCACACGCAATTGATAGCAAACGAATTATGATCCACGATACATGCATTTGAGACTCAAAATAATGAATAAGAAAAGGAAAAGGTGATATGAAGATTAAAAACCTTGAAAAATTTATTAGGAAGATTCAAAAATCTTTTTCAAAGGCAGGAATAACTACAGTAATAGAAAAAGGTCTTCCCCCTTATGACGCTTATGAAATTCATTCAAAATTCAGAGATTTAACAATCAAGGTTGCAATTATTTATGATGAAAAAATGACAGCTTTTTACTTTTATAGGGACGGGCTTCACCACTGCGACATTACAATTTATTCGACTTATTTTGATACACAGAAGCACCTCATTGAAGCCCTAAGATTGATTGCAACTTCAAGTTGTAAAGTAAGATAAAACACTATCCCTCACGGTAGCCTAACGGCTTGCAGGTGCGACCCCTGCAGAGGGAAATTGGGTTTGCGCAGACCTAGTAACTATCAACTAAGCACAGAATAGAAAGGAAACGAAAATGAAGTACAACAATTATATCACCTACTCGTGCGGTACCGATTCACTCAGATTGGAGACAATCAATGGAGAGCCTTGGTTTTTTGCAACCGATCTCGTTAAGTTGCTTGAAGGGAAAGCTGATCATACAGCATACAAGATGAAGAAAGTTCCAGACCATGAAAAGAAGCTTGTAAAAAGACAAGTGAAATCTGGTGTGCGCAGCGTGTACCTAGTGGACCAGTTGGGATTTACAACACTATCAAGTGAATCAAAGTGCAGCAAAGAACGTGTTGAAGAAATCCTTGATTTAATGTTTGATGCTATCTGGATGGTAAGAACAAAATCTCAACCTTTTGATGCTGCGAAAAGAGAGAAAAAGTGAGGCTTTAATCATGCAAAAAGCATTCACAATTAAACAGCCAGAAGAAGTTACAGAGGTGCAGGAAATTCGAGAAAAGCTCAAGAAGCTTGAAGAGCTTGAAGCCAAGACACTAGAAGCCGAGAAAGCAGTTGAGGCAGATGTTGAAAACACAGATTTAGATAAGGCATGGGGCGAAGCTTACAACGAGGAATACAAGCAGTATAGTGAAGTTGCGAAACTAATTGCTGACTTAATCAACATAGACACCTACACAGCAAAAAGCATGATTGTAAATTACCGTGACCAGTTAAAGAAAACACTGGGACTTTAAAAAAAATGCTGACCTAACGGCATGACAGTGAGGAGGATATAAAAAATTATGCTGAATATTTCAGAATGCGGTGGCTTTACAGTCGCTCATAAGCCGCTGTCAGACAGTACTCTAAAAGGTATGAGAAAAGAAGAACTAATTCACCTTATCAGAGTCTTAGAAAGCAACTATGAGGCTGTCAATGAGCGCAATAAAAACCAGTTGAAGTATATTGAGACTCTAAAACGAGAGATTGTAAACGATAAAAAAACAAGAACCATTTTAAATAATTCTAGTGTATGGAGGGGAAATGAGCAAAGAGACAGAAAACAGACTGAAAACCGAGCTTGATAAGCTTGATGAGCTTGCAGCAAAGGGTGTGCACCTGTTTGGAGAATACATGAATGACCTAGAGAGTGAAGTAAAGAAGAGTGCATATCATGAAACGTGCATGATGTTCAATAATCAGTTTACAGACTGTGCAGTCCTTCTCAGAGATTATGGATATGCCCCAGATTTTGAAAAAGCTGTCAAACTGCTTAGAATTGTGGGCGCACATAGACTTTCTAACGCGATTTGACGGTTAGATGCAGGAGGTGAGGAAATGTTTTGCATAAAAGGGCAGGAAGTCAACAGCTTGGGCGATTTGCCAGAGGAGAACCATGAATAAACGGCAGAAGAAAGAAAGGTGGTAAAAATGACAAGAAAAGAGCTGATAACTCAAATCAAAAACAAAGGCTATGAGCCTAGAGTAAAAAACGTTGTGAGCTTGCTAACTTCTAATGGTGAAGGCGATGCAGTTACGCTAATCATCTCTTTGTATGATGATTTAAATGAGCTAATGGACGTAAAAAACAAGAACGTATCTTCAAAAAAATACTTTGATGATGAATGCCTTAATGAGGCATTTAACGATTTTGTTTCTATGAGAGTAAAGATTAAAAAGCCCCTAACCGCAAATGCCTTGAAGAGAGCAATAGTCAAGTTGGAGAATCTATCTGGTGGAGACATCGAGCTTATGATCAAGATTTTAAACCAGTCTGTTGATAACTGCTGGGTAGGACTTTTCCCACTGCATGATGCTGGCTATAGCTTTAAGGGCAAGCAAAATTCACAGCGTTCACAACTTGATGCAATTTTGGGAAGTATTACGGATGACTAAAAACGAGGCTAAAAAGTTAATGGCGGTAATGACTGTATCATATCCAAACTACAAAATTGCAGATATAGAGCTTACTGCCACTACATGGGCAAATATGCTATCTGGCTATACTTACGAGCAAGTTAGTGCAGCACTCAAAGCATACATACTTTCGGAAAACACAGGCTTTCCACCGTCAATCGGTCAAATTAACGAAAAGTTAGTCGCTTTGAGTCAAGCAGACACGCCCACGCCGTTGGAAGCATGGTCTTTGGTTCGGATAGCTGTCAGAAACAGCACATATCATGCTGATGACGAGTTTGCCAAGCTTCCACCAATTATCCAGTCAACAGTTGGAAACGCAAGGAATCTGGAAGAATGGGCGAAGGGACAAGCAACTCAGTTTGAGACAGTTATTCACAGTAATTTTTTAAGATCATACTCCGCAGAGATTGCGAAGCAAAAAGAATGTCAGAAGTTGCAGGGAAAGGTTTCAATTGCATCCGAGCAACCAGAGTATTTGCCAGAACTAAATATATAAGCAAAGCGCAGTTTTATAGACTATTTTAAATTATAATAAGCTTTAATACATTAAAATAGTCTACTACCTAGAAGGAGGCTTTATGACACGAGCACAAAGGAGACGGGCTGAAAGAGAAGCAAAAAAAGGGAACAAAGTCGTAGAACAGCGAATCACAGGTGCAGAAGAAAGCATAAGAATTGCTTTGTTAAAAGAAAATATTGCACGAGACGTTGATCGCAAGCTTTATGACAAATACTACCAAAAAGCAAATAAAGACGCTGTGGACAACATATACAGCATCATATTAACATCATTTGGACTTGCCCTGGCAGATACTTGTCCTAATTGGAAGGCTGAGGCAATTGCAAAACGAATCCAGAAGACAATGGACTATGTTGACAAATTCTCAAAGGAATACGACGGAGACATTGAACGTTTTATGAAAGAACTCGAAGATAGAACTGGATTCTCATTTGAGATAGATTCTGTAAGTGGAAAGGATGAATAGTATGGATTTTTTAATTGGTTTAATAGCAGGACTATTGTTTGGTGGAGTTACTGGTGTGCTTGCAGTTGCTTTGTGTACTGCATCAAGCGCAAATGAAACCGATGGCGAAGGAAAGAAGGAAAACGATGAGAATTAAGCATTTGAAGTTAGATAATTTTTGCAGTTTTTACAACGGAAAAGCTATAGACACAGATTTATACAATAAGACAGAGGTATCTGGATGTAATGAATCTGGAAAAAGCACAGTTAAGAGGGCTATTTTTTGGGTACTGAATTGTAGGGGTGAGAACGGTGAAGAAATCACTGGAATCAGGCCACACGATAAATCAGGTAACGAGATTAACGATATCGAGGTTACAGTCGAGATGACCGTAGAACTTAACGGTTCCAGTAAGACGTTTAAGAAGGTTTCTCGTCAGAACTATGATAAAAGGGGCAACTTCACAGGTAATGTTATTGACTATTATATCAATGACATTCCTAAAAAGAAGTGTGACTATGAAGATTTTATCGCAGAAGAATTGGTTCCTGTGAGCGCACTTTCAAACTTGATCAACGCTAAAACACTCTTGTCAAAAAGTGCCGCCGACTGCAGATCAATCTTGGAATCCACCTTTGGAACGTGCTCCAATGCAGAGGTTTGTGAACGTTTTCCGGAGTTCTCCCCTCTTCTCCCACTGCTGGATGATGGCAGCGTTGATGAGTTAAAATCAAAATTTAATACTATGCTGAATGGCAGACGCGGAAGGAATGGCACTAAAGGACTGCTTGATATTCGCAAAGAGTTTCCAAGCCGCATTGATGAGGTGGAAAAACAGAAAATTGTCATTGATGAAGCCTTGATAAACAGTCAGATTGCAGATATTGAAAGCAGACTGAAAAATAGCCAGAGTAAACAAGCTGATGTGCAGAAGGCATTTGATGAGCAACGTGCAATTCAGGCACAAATTTATAAGTTGAAGCAGGAGCAATTAAAGGCCGCTGATGACGCTAATGCCGAAAACAGGAAAAGAATTGCCGATTTAGATGCTCAGATTATGGCAGCAAGGGAAGAACTTTTCCTATCCAACAGTAGTTTAAATGCCAAAGAGCATGAATTGCACCAGATTGACTCCGAGATTCGGGATCTTGAAACTAAGCGTTTGAAGCTTTCAAGCGACTGGAAAAGCAATAAAGATATGCAATTTGATGAAAATTTGCTGATTTGCCCGTATTGCAAGCGTGAATACCCATCTAATCAGCAGGATGAAATGCGAAAGCATTTTGAAGAATCGAAGGAAGAAAAGTTGCAGGAAATCACAGACGATGGAATGAAATGTAAAGAAGCTATTGATGCTTTGCGCGAAAAGTTCAATGCTGCAGATGCAGAGCTTTCTGCCCTTCGTGAAGAATCCAATAAAAAGTCAAAAGTTGTCGATGATTTAGTTGCGCAGAAAAAAGCTATATCCACTGTACCTCCAGCAGAACCAGACGAGGCAGCAAAAGCCAGATCTGCAGAAATTGCAAAGCTTGAAAGCCAGTTAGAAGCAAATACTGCAAATGCAACGTTTGCACAGCTCAAGGCAGAAGAAAATAATCTTCAACATCAGTTATCTGGCTTAAAAGCAGAGCTTGCAAAAACCGAAATCAATGTCAAGATTGACGCAAGAGTTGCAGAGCTTAACATCGAGCGCCGAAAGAATGAGCAACTAATTGCAGATACGCAGGCACAACTCGACTTGCTCAAACGCTTCAACATTCGCAAGCACGAGCTTTTAGAAAGCAAAGTAAACGAGTATTTAGAGTACTGTCAAGTGAAATTTTTCAGACAGCTTGTGAATGGCGACCTGGAAGAAACATGTGATTTCTGCGTAAACGGTGAACCATACGCTAGAAACCTTAATCATGGTGCAAAAATCTTAATCGAGACAGATGTTTGCAAGGCTTTTCAGAAGAAATACGCTACTACTCTTCCTATCATCGTAGATGACTCTGAATCTGTTGATAATTGGAAGATACCGGATATGGATAGGCAGCTTATTATCCTAAAAAGAACTGATTCTAAAGAGCTAACAATCAAGGAGTCATGATGTGATCCGTGAAATTACACAAACTTACCCAGTCTAAGCTTGATGATTACAAACTTAGAAGTAATTTCACGGACGATGAAGAGATAACATTTGATATGTTATCTAAAGGCAAATCTATCAGCGAAATAGCAACCCGGTTATCTGTGTCGACTAGGACGGTTGATCGCAGGATTGCCGATATAAAATCAAAAATCAACCAACTATAAATAGTCCCCTGGTATTTATGATGCTAGGGGATTTTTACAACATTTTTTAACATTATTTTACTGTAAAGAAATGTCACACGTATAACCTTAAAGATATTTTTTATAACTTTTTAGTTCTAACTATTAACTTTTTAGTTCTAACGATGTATCCTATAACTGAGAGATGAAAAAAGCATTATTTTACTGTAAAGAAATGTTAAATTAGGTTAAGAATTGTAAAATAATGTAGAATAATGTAATCACAAAGGAGGTTTCACAATGAAAGTAATATGCATTGCAAATCAAAAAGGTGGCATTGCAAAAACCACAACAGCCACTACACTTGCATCAATTTTAATGTCACAAGGCAAGAAGGTCTTACTGGTTGACGCTGATCCACAAGGTAACAGCACGGACACTTATAGAGCAGTGTCCAAAGATATGGCAACTCTCTACGATGTTATTTTAGACATTGAAGATCCGCTTCCAATTGCGGAAGCCATTCAAAAAACAGAAATAGGCGACATAGTTGCGTCCGATCCAGAGCTGAAAACAGCAGATCAAAGATTCCCAAGTGATGGGAATGAGTATTTTAGACTAAAAGACGCTCTTTCTGAATTAACTGGCTATGACTACGTTATTATTGATACAGCTCCGGCTGACAACAAATTGCTTAAAAACTGTTTAATTGCTTCTGACAAGGTCATTATTCCTGTCACTGCAGACCGCTACGCTATTCAAGGTCTGTCGGAACTGAATAGAACCATCACGGGCGTAAAGAAAAGAAATAATCCTAACCTAGAGGTTGCAGGACTCTTGTTGGTGAAATATAAGAGTCGCCAGCTCCTCGCCCAGGAAGTTAAAGCTTCTTTGGAAGAGATTGCCAAGCAGCTCAACACAAAGGTTTTCTGCACAACTATCCGTGAAAGCATTGCCGTACAAAAGGCACAGGCAACTAGAACAACCCTCATGAATTTTGAACCGAAGTGTAACGCTGCCATTGACTATGTGCAGTTCGCAGAAGAACTAATTAAGGAGTAATTTGAGATGAGAAAGAAAGATAACACCACTACTACTTCTTTTGATGTGACAGCCGGCATTGATTTTGCAGATACTAGCGAAACTGAAATTCCAAGCATCCAGCCGGTAGAAAAAAAGTCCGTATTTGTCCCCGCTCCAGTTGACCCAAGCAGGACTTATACACCCGGATATAATCCGACTCCAAAGGTCGGTCCCAATGGTGGATATGTAGGCCGCAGAGAAGTCCCTGCAGCTGAGCGCAAGATTCAGTTCAGTGTATCATGCACAGAATCGCAAAAGGCAGCCTTTTCAGAAGCTGCTCGTAAGTCAGGCCGCACCCTAGCAGGATTTGCTTGTTTCGCCATCGAGGAATACATGCGGACACATGATCTATAATTCTTTACATTATTTGACATTTAAAAAAGGTTTAATAAGTTAAAGAACTGTTAAAAATTGTTAAAAGGAGGATTTTATTATGGTAAGTAATGAGATTTACGAAAGAATAGTTAGTGTTAAAAATGCTATTGCAGAAGGAAAACTTGACGATGTGATATATGAACGGAATTGTAATATTGCAGAATCGTTACGGCGTTTACTATCCGCTAATAATATGAAAACAATTGATATTGTATCAGCATTAACTGTGTTTGCGAGTGGTGAGTTTACAATGGCATTTAATTACATTGACAAATTTGATTTACCAACAACTGAATTATGCTGTAACATGTATAAACAAGTTAAAAAAGATTATTACAATGGATATGTAGATTTATTTATATGGCATACAGAAAGCAGCAACATATGCGGCAGATATCACGCGATACGAATATATAAGTCTGGACATATTACAGAATATAAGGTCAAATTAGAAAAGACATGGAGCAATGATTTTGAAATGTACTTAACACATTATGAGATTTATAATAAATCAAAAAATAGATCCTATTTACGTAATCAAAAAATAAAATTTTGGTAATTTTATCACAAGATAACTCTTTACTAAAATTAAAGAAAGGAGGCATTTTATGGAGCAAGTAAACTTGATACCGTTTTACGCTTGCGCTATCGCGTTTGCACGCCATATACGATTAGATTTAGAAAGCGAATATGGCAAGAATGCTGTAGCTTATTATAATGCTGCAAAGCAGAGCGAATATTACAATACTTTATTTTCGGAAGAGCTGTCTTTGCAAACAGAAGAAGCTTATAAAAAAGCACTCGGAATCGTCGAATATAGCTACACAGAAGATGAACAAGCACAGACTTCTTTGGATATTCTCTTCAAAAAGGGATACAGAAAGCTATACAACATTTTTAAAAGACTTCCAAAAGATGAACCGATTCATTTTAATAGTGTAATCAGAGAAGCCATTTATGCAAAGCTTGCAAAGTCAGATCATGTTTCAGACGATAATTTCAATGGTCATTTATTTGCAGGCTATTACTTTTTAAATATGTGGCCGCAAGAGTTGGTACAAGAACGTAAAGAATGCGATGAATTACTTTGCTTTATTGCAAACTACGGATATAATCCAGAACGTAGAATACAAAAAGGCTTAAAGAAATATGACTGTGCTTTTCAGGAAAGAGCAAAATCATACATTAGTCAACTTCCAAAAGATTTATTTAAGCAGATTCAGTTAGCGCCAAAAGATGAGGAATTTGGATACACTACAGTGTTTGATATTGAATCACTTTCAAGTGTTTCTATTTTTTCTGAATTACAGTTCACACGTGAAGATCTGGAAGCAATAGCAATTGCTTATATGCACGGAAAAAGAGGAGGAATACGTGAGGATTTCCTGACTTATGCAAAATATACGAGCTATATATTAGGTATGTGTAAGGCATACAAGCAATCTAAAGAATACTACTTCCAACACAATCGTGAAGACGTGTATATTGAAGTAGAGAGCATTGAAAATGAATTACTTCAAGCAAAATCTGCATTATCTGAATCTCAAGAACGCAGGATGTCTGAACAAAAAGCTTGTACTGAGCAGGTTCAGCGCTTATCTGATCAGATAAATCTACTCAAGCAGAAGAATGATGCGCTAAAATCTGAGCTGCAAAAGGTAGAGGGTGAACGCAGGGAGCTTTATGCTTTACGAGAGCATATATTTTCACTGGAAAACGATTCAGAAACCGAAATTGCAAATGAGCTGTCTAAAGAGCAAATTCAGCAATTAAAAAACATTAGTGGTACAATTGTTGGAGGGCATCCAAACTTGATAAAGAAACTTAAAACTTATCTTCCGGATTGGCAATATATCAGCGCAGGAGACGTCAGCACTGTGCGCAACGCTGCATTAAAAAAATCTGACTTTGTGTTCTTTGTAACTGCCCACTTGAGCCACAAACTGTATTACGCCATGATTGCACAGGCTCAAGATTGGAATGCAAAAATCGGATATTTGAGCCGTATAAATATAGATTATGCATTGCAAGAAATATATATATTAGTAAATAGCAGTATTTAACCTTATTTGACATTATTTTAAAGTAAAGAACTGTTAAATAAGGTAAAGAACTGTAGAAAGAAGGAAATATATGAAAAAAGAATTTAACTTGCTTGATGAAAATTGGGTGCGTATATTGCTTCCGGATTATACTGTTAAAGAAATTTCACTCAAAGATGTTTTCACCCACAGTCACGAATACATGGATTTGGCAGGTGAAACAGATACTCAAAATGTCGCAACGATACGGCTGCTTCTTGCAATTGCTCATTCTGGATTTGCAAGATTCGACTCAAACGGTGATGAGATTCCGCTTTTGAACAGGGATGAAGCAATCAGCCGTTGGAAAAGCTATTGGAATCTCGGTCATTTCCCGGAAGCGTTTTTTAAATATTTAGAGGAATACAGAGAACGTTTCTGGCTTTTTCATCCTGATGCTCCATTCTGTCAGACAAACGAAGCTAAAAAAGGAACTGCTTTTGGTGCTGCAAAGTTAAACGGAGAAATTTCTGAAAGCAATAACAAGGTACGAATTTTTGCGACAAGAAGTGGAGAAGCAAAAATGCAACTAACATATGCAGAAGCGGCTAGATGGCTTCTTTTTATCAATGGGTATGACGATGTTTCTGTAAAGCCAAGTAGGGCAGGTTTGCCGTCAATCAGTATTGGATGGTTGGGGCAAAATACTATTGTTTACGCAATTGGGCGAAATCTTTTTGAAACACTTATGATGAACCTAGTTCCTTTACAGAATGGTAATGGGGAATTGTGGCCTAAGCCTTGCCCGATATAGGAATGCTTGCCGCGATCCGATGAGCGCAAAAAGATTGATCCACCTTCTAACCCAGCGGAATTATTCACGCACCAATCGCGCAGGATATTTCTCAAGCGTGAAAATGGGGTTATAACCGGATTTAATGCATTGGGCGGGGAGTTTTTTGATAAAGAACGTGTTGTAGCTGAAACCATGGCACTTTACATTTTAAATAGTAACAGTGCTAAACCTCTTCACTTATTTAACGATGTTTCATTGTGGCAACTACTCGACAAGATACTTTACAACAATCAAGATACTGTTACATGGTTGCGCTTAATCGGAATTAGCAGCGCAGGCTTTCAAACTTGTGGAATGATGTATGACTCCAAGGCGATGAAATTTGTTGATGAATGTTCAAAAAGATTTACAGCAAATCTCGATCCTAACTTTGCAGTTTACATATCTGTCGGCATTGAATTGTGCCGTTATATCACAAATGAAATTGGTGTATTATCCTACAACATTCAGATGGCTAGTGGCAAGCAGAATCCGACTGAACTTAAAAAATATGAGTTTTCTAGTAACCTAGATTTGATTTGGTCCAGATTTCTTTCATCAAGCGCCACCGCATTTGAATATTTTCTAAGAATGGTCAAGCAGTCTGCACTGGACTTTTCTAAATCTTTAATTGATAATGCATCCCCGACATCATTTAGAGGTCGAATAGTTACGGTGAATGGCAAGGAAAAGTATTATTGCACAGCAAAGGCTTATAATTCTTTTTTATATTATCTCAACCGATTGATTCCAGAGAAATCCAATAGCCTTGAAACTATAGAAGAACATTTAAGCTCTTACAAGGCAGATCTTAAACCGAAGGAGGAAGGTGAGTAAATGGAAAGCAAAAACACATTTTCGAACATTGTAAAAACAATAATGTTTAAGAAAGAGATGGACGGAGTTCAGCTTGCAAAACTGTTAGGGTGTTCTCAATCTAACGTGTCCAAAAAGCTTAGATTAAATAATTTTAGAGAAAGTGATATACGCCAGATATCCGAAGCATTAGGATATGACGTTTCTATCAAACTCACATCAAAGGACACCGGAGAGGAATTGCAGATGTTGTAATAGTGTATTTTACATTTCTTTACATTATTTAACTTTATTTAACAATATTTGACATTTCTTTACAGTAAAATATTTTTTAAAAGAGTTGTCGGTTTATCTGGCAGCTCTTTTTGTCGTTAATATGTCGTATCTCTGTCGTTTTTACATCTTAGTTTTATGGCACAATACAGTCAGAATAAGAGGAAGGAAGGTGTGAATGATGTTTCCTGAATCATTTTTAACTAAAATATTCGAAAGACCAGATGTATGTATGATTCCAATGCAGTATCAATCAGCAATGATTCAAGCTATTGGAGAGGTCCTTGACGAGGAAGGAGTGATAATCGACGATGCCGATACCAAATCAGATGTATCAACCGTACAACCAACAGACAATGTATGGCCAATATAATAGTTATTACCCGTATCAATATCAGCAGCCGCGTTATGATCTGCAGCAAAACCAACCGCTTTTTAATCAACAGCAAAGCATTCAGCCACAGCAGCAGGTTGGACTGAACGGAAAGGTCGTGCAAGCTGTCGAACAAATTACCGCGAATGACGTGCCTATGGACGGTTCAGTTGCCGTATTCCCAAAGCAAGACATGTCAGAGATCTACACAAAATCGTGGAATGCAGATGGAACCATCAGAACGATTGTATATAAGCCATACATAGCTTCACAACCAGATGTGGCGAATAGTTCAGCCGACATGTCCAAAATGAAAATGGGGCTATCTGACGAGGCTACAGAGGCATTTATGGCAAGATTTGATAGCCTTGAAAAGAAGTTTGATGAACTGATGCCTAAGATAGCACCTAAAAGGTCCGGAGGCTTAAAGAAGGAGGCAAATGAGAATGAATAATCCATTTCAGCTATTTCAAGCCATGAGGAATCCACAGCAGTTTTTGCAGCAGATGGCTGGAAACAGCCAAGCTATGAGTAATCCTATTTTAAAAAATGCTATGGATATGGCAAATAAAGGTGATACAAAGGGTGTAGAACAATTGGCTCGCAACCTTTGCAAAGAAAAAGGGATAAATGTTGATGATGCAGTTCGCCAGATAAAAAATCAATTTGGAATGCAATAAAAACATGATACTAATTCTTGCGCAAGATTATGTATATAAAAAATATTACGGAGGTAAATAGTATGTTTAACTCAGGAAACTGTAGTGTACCATTAGTGGCTAGCATTGATGGTAACGGTAACAACAGCGGTGGCTGGGGCAACGACGGTTGGGGGCTTATTTGGATCGTTTTGATTTTTGCCATTTTCGGCTGGGGTAATGGCTTCGGCGGTTGGGGCAACAACGGTGGCGGAATGGGTTCTACCGCAGCAGCCTACACAGATAGCGCAATTCAGCGCGGCTTCGACAACCAAGCAATTGTTGGAAAGTTAGACGGAATCAACAATGGTCTTTGTGACGGATTCTACGCAGTTAACAATAGCATGTTAACCGGATTCAACGGAATCAACACAAACATCATGCAGACTGGATATGGCATTCAGCAGGCTATCAACGCTGATACCGTAGCTAATATGCAAAATACAAATGCTCTGCAGGCACAGTTAGCTAACTGCTGCTGCGAGACACGCGAAGCTATTCAGGGTGTAAATTACAATATGGCAACCAACACTTGCGCATTGCAGAACACTATGAACAACAACACCAGAGATATTATTGACAACCAAAATGCAGGTGTGAGAAGCATCCTTGACTACCTTTGCCAGGACAAGATTGCTACCTTGCAGGCTGAGAACAATGATCTTCGCAGAGCTGCTTCACAGGATCGCCAGAGTGCACTGCTCACCACAGCAATGGCTGCGCAGACCAATCAGATTATTGACGCTGTAAGACCTACTCCAGTACCGTCTTTCCCGGCATCTAATCTCTATGGCTATGCTTACGGATGCGGATGCAATAGTGGTTGCAGCTGCTGACAAAATTAAATATCGGTATCTTAACCAAAACGGTTATGTCTGCTAACTAACGCAGTATTACTATCAGCAAAGGGGCAGACTCAAAATAGAGCCTGTCCCTTATTTTAAGGAGGTATCAAAATGGCAGAATATGTTGCAGTCGCAACACAGGAAGTTGCGGCAACTGAAAATGTAACTTTTACAAACACATCTGTTAAGGGTTCAAACTGCATACAGCACCGCGAAGGCAGTGGGATCATTACTCTTAGAGGTCTTACAAATCAGTGTCAGGCACGGTTTTTTGTAGGCTTCTCTGCAAATATAGCTCTTCCAGCCGGGGGAACTGTGGCTCCTATATCATTAGCAATTGCTATCAGTGGTGAGCCAGTGCTTGCTTCCAAAATGATTTCAACACCAGCTGCAGTATCTCAATTCAGCAATGTGTCCTCAGGCATTTTTATCAGTGTTCCACGTGGCTGCTGTGTAAATATTGCAGTTGAGAATACAAGTGGCGTTGCTATTGAAGTTGCTAACGCAAACCTTATAGTGAATAGAGTTGCTTAATTGGAGGTAGACTATGCATAAATGGGCTAAAGAAATTTTAGAGTGTGTCAAAGAAAAAGCCAAAGCTATCGGAATTGACAATTTCGAAGGCCAGAATCTTGATGATTTAAAAGACTGGACTGAAATCGTTAAGAATATTGCTTGCTTTGATAAAGACTATCGCATCGTTGAGGCAATGGATAAGCTGCAAAACGATGATGAAATCATGGAAATGGTTGAGCAATACGGTGATTACCCGTCACGCCGCTATTACGACCGCTACAGATACGCTAACGGCAGATTTGCCCCAAAGGGTAGAGGGACAAGAACCACAGGCAGACGCGGTTATGACGAACCACCTTATTGGCACATGACACCAGAAATGTATTATGAATGGGCTGATATGCCAGAAGAAGAGCGTATGCGTGATCTTGATAGACTCCGCTTTGGGCGCATGTACTACTCTGACCCACGTAGAGGCTCCCAAATGCAGTCAGATGGCAGAAGCGTAGAAGATATGGGAATGAAGTCAGAAAGCCGATATGACCGTGCTAGAAGGTCATACAGTGAGACTAAGGACATGCACAAAGCTAACACCAAAGAAGACAATGACGCAAACATGCGAGGGCTTGAGTCCTTGCTAGCCGTTATCGACGAAGATCTTAAGGAGATCATGCCAGGGCTTTCAGCTTCCGAAAAAACTATGATGAAAACCAAAATGACAAACTGGGTGCAGCGTATATAATCAATGGTACAGCCGGGAGCAAATGCTCCCGGTTTTATTTCAATTGCGCACTTGTTATAAATGTGCTATAATGGGGGTATCAAATGTTTTTTACAGTAAATAACAACACTTGGCAAGTTTGCTTTGTCAATCCTGGTGATCCGCAGTTGCAACGCAGTGACGGAACATATACGCTCGGTGTAACCGACAACAATTTAAAGACTGTCTTTATGTGTAATGATCTGTCAAGCCAGATGATTGATAAAGTGCTATGCCATGAGCTGACACACGTTCATGCAATGGAATATGGATACTCTATCCCGATTGAAACAGAGGAAATTGTCGCAGACTTTATAAGCCTTTTTGGCAGGAGTATAGTAACTGTTGCAGACGAACTTATATATCAGCTTTTAGGAAACAATATAATTAGGTACTGTGCATAAAATAAAGATCGCAGTACACGCACGACTTTAGGCAATGTGCCAGAAAGGAAGGCAGATGTACACAAAGATTCACACGCAAAAAGATGTTCTCCGTGAGCGATATCTTTATCAATCCGAACTTACTCCACTGGGATTTCCGAAACTGCTCCCAGTACATGCTGCTCTGAGTGGGCTTAATGCAGTATCATTTTGTGAGGCGGCGAAAGAAAAAACTCCGAAGAAGGCGCTTTGCCACTTTTTTATTGACGACACACGGTTCGAGCCATTATGGAATCAGCCGCAAAAGTATCTTCCGACACTCGAAAATTTTAAATACATCTGCGCTCCTGACTTCTCATTTTATGACTCTATGCCAAAGGTCATGCAGCTACATCAAGTGTACAGAAGCCGCGCCCTGGCATGGTGGCTATTTATGAACGGTTGTAACGTCATCCCAACTGTAGGTTGGGGAAGCACAGAGACGTTTGATTTTTGCTTTGAAGGGTTGCCAGAAGAGAGTACGCTGGCAGTCAGCACAAACGGCTGCTTTACCGATCAAGGCAAGGAGTGTTATCGGCAGGGCTTCAAAGAAATGTGTTCCCGGCTCCATCCCACAGAAATTTTAGTGGTTGGACGTCCTATTGATGTGGACACAGATGCAAAAATTACGTATCGAGAATCATTTGGACAGCAGCTTACGAGAAAGTTGAGGGGATGATATGGGCAGTAGAAGTGGAAAAAAACACGAAATCAGCATAATAACCTATGTTGGCAGTTTGAAGCGCATCAGAACTGAGGAAACTGTCGGAAATATCACGGTCATAAGAACCGAATATAAACAGCAGAGACAGAAGCAGCGCCGTAAGAAAAGCCGATAGATTTTAACATTATTTTACAGTAAAATAATGTATAATAATGTAAAGTACTGTCAAGAACTGTAAAATAATAGGGATAGATTTGATTCTATCCCTACTTTTTATTATGGTTTTTTCCTATGTCTCTTTCCGATTTCTTTTAGCTCATCTTCCCATCCCTGATGACTCTTTATGTATTCACCAAAGAGTTTTTTTTCAGCCTCTTTGCGTGCCGATGCTGCCTCTTCCAGACTAGCATATACTCCCAAATGATATTGTTTATGTCTAAATGTTATATATGCTCTATAACTTCCGTCTTTTTGAAGCGAAACCCCGTTTACTTTTGTACTAGAATTTTTGTTGACAGTTCCATTTTCTCTTGATCTAATGCTTGGCAAGCAAGAACCATCCACATAAGCAGCTTTTCTGTATTTCTTTCAAAAAGTCCCCATTATTACGGTTACAATTTACGCACATATAATTTTTTTTCAATCTGGACAACTTGGTTTCTGTTTCTTTTCCACAAACTGGGCATATAGCTTTGCAATAAAAAACATTCTCCCCCTTTTTCTTAAAAATACTTACAATTCTAAATCCATTGATACTAGTTCCGACTTTTTTCTGTGCAATTCTCAAGTTGGTTTCGGATATTTTTTTAGAGGTAGTTTTTACATGCTCCTTATTGCACCCACAAGATTTAGATTTACCTGCTAATAGCATACGACTATATACGTTTCTAACTGTCCCACAGTCACATTTGCATAAAACTGAATACGGTCTACTTGATTCACCAATCACCTTCCACATTCCAAAACGATCACCAGTCTTAACCGAAGATTCTTTTCGCCTGGCTTTTAAGTATTCCTTATTGCATCCGCAAGATTTAGAATCACCAGCGCAAAGAGATCTGTTGCTTACATCTCTAATCGTACCGCAAGTACATCTACACTTTGAGTAATAGGGCTTGCTGCCTTGCCCTATTACTTCCCATTGCCCAAATACATCGCCTATCTTAATATTATATTTACCAATCATTCATCTTCACCCCCTCTCTCAATTTTCTGCTTTTGAATCACTTCCAGTGCCATTTTCACATCCTTTTCGGTCTTTTCAATTAGTAATTCTTACATTCTCCAGCCTTTATTTACGGTCAGGAGTTATTTGACACATCTTACTTTCTTTAAGTATGTTTTTTATATACCTTTCCACTACTTTCTCTTCATCTGCTGTTAAATCAATTTCTTTAACAAATTTTAAATTGTCACGCATTACTTGATTTGCCCATTGTGGTCCCTCAAAGTACAGACATTGAAGCGTATGCAGTATTTTTTGCGACGCTATGTAACCAGGTGCAAGGGCCGGCATTCCTTTCAACATAATATTACGAGATGACGCAATAAAAAGTTTTGCCCCATCACCTGCAAATCTAATACCCTTCGGATAAGTCGCAGGAATAAAATCGTTATTTCCTGTAATACTACACATTCCATTCGGTTCCAAACTGTGAAGATAATAGTCTTTCCATTGCTTGTTTTGCCCGTCTCCTGATCGAAGAAGATTCAGGCAATATTTTTCATATTCCCCACTAAAACTTGCTCTTATCAATTCTTCCTGTGGAGCCATCACAAAACAAACCACAGTTTTTTCTTCTGGATAAGGAATCTTTTTTAGAAATCCTTGCAAAATATCCCTCATCAATCCTTTTTGAACAAATCTGTATACTGATTTTGCCAATTTGTCATCTACTTCAGAAATGTAGGATTCTAATTGTTCCATATATTTGTCGTGTTTTTCTTTGTTATAGTCTGCCGACAAATATTGCATATTGTCATGAATTGGATGTGGATTGTTTCCACTTGTCCTTGATTCAGATTCAATGGTGCATGGAATAGTAAAACGGTCTTTACCGTTTAACATCGCCCCTATGTAATTTCCATTTTCATCGAGCAATACCTTTATATGTGGTAAAATTCTTGTATGGGCTATTGGGATAATATCCTCAACACCCATATTTTCATACACTTTCAGCAAATTTTCCCAATTCATATTTTTCCTTCTTTCTCCTCGCAACCGGTATGGCAGCATCTTTTTATATTCTTTTATAGCAATGGAAATAATGCGCAACTCTATGTTTTCGTGTTTCTTCTACCCATTCGCGTTCTCGTATTAAATTTACTGCCGTATCGTCGATTACGAAATCGCTTGTGATTGTAGTTTCTCTTCTATATCCGCACCACACTTGGATTTTATAATGGCAGTCGATTTTCGCTAATGTTTTCCACGCTTCTAATTCTTCCGCTGGCATTTGCATTAAATACTCTTCTGTGCAATTTTTCTGAAATTCTTCAATTGTAGCCCTTAACTTTTGGGTTCGTTCTATATTCTTATTTCGTATCTCTTCCTCTGTTGGCTCTTTCTCTTCCTCGTCTTCATCATCTTCATCGCCGGAAGCAAACTCAGCAGCAAGATCCTTTACCCAGTCCGGCCATGATTCCTCATGTTCCGAATACACTCTGTCGACAAATTTCCAAAAATCTTCGGCTACAGCTTGAACTGATTTTGTTAATGTTTTGTTCTGAAATCCAAAGCCTTGGTATACATTACATGTGTTATCCAGCAACCAGCCCCACTCCTTACGCTCTTTCGGCCAATCTTCCTCAGCAAGTGGTTTTTGCTGTACTACCGCTTCTAATACTCGTTTCATTTTTTCTTCGTTCATTTTTCTTTGCCTTCCTACCTCTTCGGTAGTTCCTTTCCTTTTGATAATTCTATCATATCACATTATGCGCATAATCTTTATTTTTTTAGAAAATGCACCAGGTTGCTAACCCAATGCCTAATTTATTTGTTATGCTATTCCACTTTTCTTTTCTAGGTCCGCGTTGATCAGTCCATTTATATACTCATTTATGCTCTCCCCCTCTCCGCTTGCTTTTTTGGCATTCTATTTTCCTTTCTGCGTCGTTGCGTTTCTCCGCAATTTCTATTTCTTATTTTTCTCTTTTTAATTCGTGGTATGCACCGGGTTGTGTAGCTTGCCCGGTGCCTGTTTTATATTATTTTATACCATTTTCTTATTGCTCGCTAAATATGTCCAATTCCCATTCCCTCAGGACTTCTTTTGGAATTTTTTTACCTCTGGAAAGAACGCTTAAAATGGCCAGATCAATCGGCAATCCGTAAGTTCTTCTATCCGCGTCGATCCAAGTAGAAGCCGATTTGAATCCGCGGATCTTTTTCGATATTGCATCAAAAAGTTGCTTTTTCTCCGCTAGTATTTCCTTTTTACTTGGAGCGTTATCCGGATCGCGAGTAGCGAATGCAGGATACATCTCCTTAAAGTTGTCAAGGAGGAACTTGTTGAATCCTCCTTGTTCGGCCTTCTTTGCTAAAGTTACTACAGAATACTTCATAGCCATCCAACTAAGCCGAAACCTTAGTGGTTGTAACGAATCCTCAGCCAATTGTTTCAATGCTTTTCTTCTTAGATTGTTCGCCCAGGCTATCTGTTTAGGACTACCCGATAATAGAACTTCGCTTTCCCATTCACTTACCAGCTTAGTTACTTCTTCGCTTACTTCGTTCATATTTGCCCTTCCTTTCTTTGTCAATATGCACTATTATAAGATAGCAGTACTGCTTGTATATTGTAAGCATTGTACAAAATGTTTTATATTTTCCTATCGAACACTCCCAAAATACAGTGCAACTGCCATATTGCCAAAAATCAGCACACCGAGTAACAAGTCACTAATGCCCATTGCCACTGCATCAAACATTTTTTCATGTTTTTTTTCAATCGTTGTCTTGAATCCTCTTGACTTTTGGCAGAGAATAGCACACTCTGCACTGCTGCGCATCTTCTCAATCTGCAGGCTTGATTCCCAGATTACCTTCATTTTATCACCCCTTTCCGTGTCACGCAACCTTTTCGACAATAACAACCGCTGATGGCGGCGCTTCATATCTGAAAAAATCGGCTGCATTTTTAAACTGTGAATCCATCACCGGGATATATTCGTCTGGGTAGATGTGAGCTGTAGAAAACTGAATGCAGCCCGGATTCTTTACGGATGCGTGCAATATGCGTTGCTCTGTGTATGCCTTGCCGTCAATTTCGTGCTGTACTTCCCAGTGTGCCACCACACCCGGAGCCTTTACCGCCTCAAATACTCGCACCCATGACACAAGGGCCACAGCGTCAAGGCTTGCAATCTCTTTCTCAAGCTTCTCCAGCTCATCACCGTGAGCCTTAAAAAGCTTTATATGCAGCTCTCGCGGCGCGGCGCTGATAGATACCGTCTGCAAAATCATCGTTCGCCCTCACTTTCTTCTCTCAACAGTTTCACAGCCTCCATCTGTGAGTGTTCGCCATACCACTTAACCGGCTTATGAAATGCCACTGCAAGCGCGGAAATCTCACCAGATGCACGCAAAAATTCACGCACCTTCAAAAAGTTCTGCATATGTTCTTCGTATGTATTCATGTTTTACCTTCCTTCCTTTTGTACAGTATCTATATTATTTTGTAGATATTGTTATTGTCATATAGTCATTTTTTATTATCTCCGTGATGCTTGCTAAATGTGGCAAGTAGTGCATGACGCCGTTTCGTGTAGCTCTCAAATCTTTTACCAGATCACCCCGGCACTACAGGGGTAACGGACCCCCCAGACGGTCTTTCCTTTATCCTGTCAGTTTTTACCGTACTTGCCGCAGCTTTCCGCACCGCCTGACCTTTACAGCCTTTAACCTTTTTCGCTGGTTTCCATCTCGTATGCAATCGGTTGTGTTAGCAGATGCATAAGCTGCTAGATGTCCAGACGATTATACAGCTTTCTGGATCTCGTGCCGTTTGCGGACGTTAGCGCCTCCGCATTTGCGGTTGATGTTTTTTTCCTTGTATTTTGACGGCGTCGCTCTTGTCTCAACCTCTTGCCAACCTCGCCGGGGTTTATCGCAGCACCTGCGCCGGGTATAGATCACTTATAACCGCATGGGTAGCCCTCACCGGAGGCGGTCACACCGCCCAAATAGCGTCCCCAGGTCGTGAACCTCGCCGCCTAAAGCGGAGAAACGCAAAACTTAAAATTCCTTAGCGTAGCTTTCAGCATCTGCCAGAGTCCGGCACAGCTTGCAAATATTACTGTATTCACCATCTACAAAAATCTGCACACTGTAACCATAACCGCGAAGTCTTGCCGGGTGAGTGTCGCCCAGCAAGACAATTTTTGTTGTGATCATCGCTTTCCTTTCTCTCTTTCAAGCCATTTTCCGGCCAATTCGCGTTCTTGCTCAGTTGCCTTTGTAATTTTTCCATCTGGATATACGCGGAAGGCGTGCCACTTGTAAACCCCTACAAAATATACAACGTCTTCCTCACTCATGCAGGCATAAAAATCCTTGTGCATGTCATTGCTGCAAAAATCAGCGTGCTCCTTGCCATAGCTCAGAACCTCGCCTGCAGTCTTTAAAAACTTGCCGTTTCCGGCATAGCACCAGCCGCGGCCGCTGTCCTTCGTCCAGATCTGGACATTATAACGGAAACCGTACGCCATAGCCGGGGCACTTTCATTCAGTCTAATAATTTGTAATGTTGTCATAACTTTTCCCTTTCTTGCCTGCCATCATCAGCGCCGGGAGGCAATCCCCAACGGACACCCCAAGCCGGGGCGTTTCGGCTTAATCCTCATGGATTGAATCATCAAAAAAGCTAACCATGTCAACCGCTGCTGTAAATTTTTGCTGTACTGTGAACACTCCGCCGAAGTCCTTGTTATACATCTTCGCCGCTCTGTCTGCAGTATAGTAGAATAGATCGGCCGCTTTGTCTGCGTCATACGTGCCCTTTGCAACTTTCTTTTTCAGATTTTCAATTGCTGGCTTGATCATCTGGCGATACAATGCGCTTTCGTTCGTTGCGTACAAGAAAAGCTCGCGTGCCTCATCAGATGCCTTATAGATCATATTTTTTGTTCTTTTCATATTTTTACTTCCTTTCTGTGTTTGTTGTTTTCCTTGTTTCTGACTGTATTATATAACAACGTACGTGTATATTCAATAGTAATTCTATATAAATGTACGTGTATATTTTTGTGCATTATGTACGTGTATATTTTTATCTTTATAGTGTATAATTATGTTAGAGGTGGAAAAGGGGCCTCTATAATATATGGAAAGGAAAGAAAAACCTATGGCAATATCAGACGCACACAAGCAAGCTACTATAAGATATGCAAGCAAGACTTATAAGCGTGTGCCGCTCGATTTGCGGCACGAAGATTACACCAGACTACAAGAGGCGGCAGCAGCTACAAGCCTATCAGTCAACGGCTATATAAAAGCCGCGATAGCCGAAAAAATCAGCCGCGATAGCATCCGATCAGCGGCACCAGATGCAGAAGGACCTGCAGCGGCTACACCGCCAGAACTGGAAACGGTAGACCTGCAAAGGCTCCTGACTGATGCACGGTATCAGCTTGATATCATGGATATATACGGCCAGGAGCAGACGCAGCGGCTACTTGATCAGGCACGAAGCAAATAAAAAGGTGGGCATTTTCGCCCACCTTATTTTTTTAAATGAAATAATATTTTCTTACTGTTTTTTCCGTTCTGTTAGGGCTGATACTTAGTAACTCGTCTGGAAGATATCCGGCCTTTGTATAACCACAACTTACTTTTTCGTATCCGCCTAAATCTTTAAAAAATTGTACTGCATCAAATACATTAAAAACATAAGTTGCCGGTACTTCTTTTTCTTCTTTTTTCACTTCAACCCAACGTGTGCCGCGCTTAGCATAGGTTGTTTTTTCTTCTAAAATCTTGCCGCCGAAATCCTGAAGACTAGAAATATTAGGATACTTCTTGAAAAGCTTTCTATAAGTTTTTGCTAATTCTGAATATAACATTGTTTTTTCCCTTTGCTTGATGTATAATCAAGCTACCTTTCTTTTTTTTTGATTGGTGCCGGTTGCGTTTGCTTGGTAGGTAGTGCAACCGGCTTTTTTTGTTTACACCCTTATTATATCACTTTTAAAAGTTATGTCAAGACTTTTTATAACTTTTTTTCGTTATATTTTTTCTTGACTTTTTGCCGCTGAAAAGCTACTATATATATGTAGCGATACACCAAGCACGAAAGGAGAGTACTACAAGTATGATAAAGTTTAAATTTGACGTAGCTGGCGCACTGGCTACCGCAGGCGTTACAGCCTACACAGCGCAGAAAAGCGGCATTTTGTCGCAGGATACATGGCGAAAGATCAAGGCAGGAGATACACATATAAGCCTTGAGGCTATTAACCGTATATGCTGCATTTTGCACATGCAACCGGAACATCTTATATACTATGCACCAGACCCTGCCGAAGAAGAAAAAATTTTAAAAAACTTTCAAAAAAAGTCTTGACATAGTAACTTTTTTAAGTTATACTAAAGGCACAAAGAGAGAAAGGAAGCCCCAAAGGGCAAAGGTAAAAAGATATGAAGATGACAGACGGAAAGAAGCTTGTAGAAGTCACAATGAAAATTTGGAATGGCAGCGGATATGGTCCAGATTGGGCCAATGAGTTTTTTGAAACCGCAGGTCTCGAATTTGACGGTGAAGTTGATGCTTTTATGGTCGACGATGTAGATTACTGCATCGAGCAGATGGAAGACTGGAAGAATTGCACAAATGATTATATCGACGACGAAGACCCAGACGGCAACCGCTATGTTGACGCTGTTGTGCTCCTTGAAGAGGACTCTGTAGAACTTACCGCGTATCGCATCCGCCACAATGGAGAGTGGAACCCGGACGACTGCCGCCGCCTGTGTGAGCTGGCCGACATGGCAGACGAGTACGACAGCGCCGACAGTGACACCGTAGAGGACGTAGTAAGCGCAGCAGCTGACAAGCTCGGCGTTGAAATCTTTTGAGAGGAGGTGGCCGCATGAGTTACAGCAAGTTATCAATTTTAAAACCAGGTCAGACTTTTAGAGTAGGAGAATGTTTGTGCATCTTACTTGAGCATGGCAAAGGAGAGCTTGAAGGTACCACAAAGGTGCTGATCATTGAGAACACTTGGACCACTCAGCCGGTTATGATGGAGCAACCATTTGACGCGCATGAATCTAACTATAAGCTTTCCGAACTTAGAAAAGATATAGAATCATGGGACAACCAGGGATGGATTGAAGACCAAGTAGGAGCCGAGAACTTAGTAGAACACACCGTAAGTTTAACAACGGTAGATGGTCAGAACGACTATGGGGAGCTGACTTGCAAGGTCCGCCCGATCACTTTTGACGAGGCCAGAAAGTATAACAATTTGATTGCCAGCTCTGACGATGACAGCAGAATTGAAGGTTATTGGACTTGTACAGCATGGAGTGTACCACGCCGCACCGGGGAGGATCGCGGAGATTTTGTTGCATCTGTTACTTACAATGGAATGATTGGAGAGAGCAACTCTTGGGATTGTTACGATGTACGTTTGGTATGCATCCTCAAATCTGATATTAAGGTGCGGATTGACTAACCAAAGCACCTGCCCGGCAAGGTTAGAGCCGGGAGAAAGAAGTTTTATGCAAACGGTTAAAATTTTTAGAGTGTATGGAGCCGAGGGACACCGCCAGCGCGAAAGCTTTTATCGCTCCTATGTATCCGATATATCACGCCCAAATTCTCCGCGCTCCATCGAGGTGTGGAACAGTGACAAGACAGGGACCAATGATTTTTCTATTTTGCAGATCGTTGGAGAATCAGACATTGACTGTTACACCGAACTACAATTACAACTGTCAACTGGAGCTTTTGAGTGCTCGAAAGTAGGCGATGTATACGAGATTCTAGCCGATGGTCTCGCCGTAAAGATGGGAGCAACAGACCGGGGCTTTTTGCCTGTAGGCACTCCCAAAAGTCTTCCAGTGCCAACCCCAAGCAAGCTCAAAAAACCACACAAAAGAGAGCGAAAAAAATATGTGTCCGTGTTGTGTGACGATGGGCACATAAAGAAAGTACTGTATGACAAGATCATAGAGCACGAGAACGCGATTATAGATGACAATTTAGGCTATGGCTACTTACACAACTACACCTCACAGGAGCTAAGAAGCTACCAAAAAGAAGCCTATGCAGATCTGAAGGAGTTAAAACGGCAGCTTAGAGAGTATCCCGGAAGCGTAATCAAAGAGGACCCTACAACAGAGCGCTTTGTTTTGGCTTATCCCAACTCTTAAAAATTCAGAAAGAAGCACGGCAGGCGCACAGCTTGCCGTTTTTTCTTTGCCTATTTTCAGACATTCAGCCGTAAATTTTTAATTTGTGCAACTTACGTTTTTAAAAATATTTAACTTGATTTATACTTCATATTGTTGTATTATGTAATCAAGCTACTATATATAGTATTTATATGTAGCCTAGATATGGATATATAGAGTATATAGCCCATGATCGGAAAAGATTTCAAGCCGTGCTAAAACACGGTGCTTCTTTTTCTGGTCGTGGGCTTTTTTCTTTTCCCCAGGCCTACAGCTTTTCCGTGTCGCTTCCTTATATATAATATATACAGTATATATATTTACTGTATATGTATATGGTATATATATTTAATATATTATCAGTGTATTTATATTATATTTATAATTATATGGTGTATATGTATATAATATCTATATATGTACGGTGTATATAGAGTATATATAATATATTGTCTGATAATATATATTATATGTACAGTATATAAGGTGAGTATGTATAGTATATCTCTATGTACTGTATAGGTATATGTATATCTGTATGTACAGTATATAGATATCTGGTAAGTAGGTATGTGTATAGTGTATCTAAGTATATACAGATACAGAGTGCAGGAGCTGACAACAGACAGATGATCAAGTTAGAGACGGACACAGTGCAGCCAGCAGATGAGAGATAGACAGACAAGGACGGCACACAGTCTCAGGACAGGCAGCCGGAACGGACACAGGCGAGAGCTGGACACGATGAGCACGCACAGAAGGGCGCTACAAGGGCACAGAAGGCGGCTAGAAGGGATTTGAAGGGGAAAGGCTAAGATATAGCCACATATGCACACGACAAAAAGAAGTACAGGGAAAGGAGGGCTACAGAATGCCAAGAGGTGGAAAACGAATGCCAAGCTATAGAGATATAGCCGAAACCATGGACGGGGATGAGCTAGACGCCATACTTGATGTATCTATGCAAGGACTAGCTAAAGCACGTGACAGAGGTTCACAGCCCCTGTATAGCAACTCAGCAGACGGCCTTGAGGACTTCAAACGCGATTCAGAGCGGTATCTTGCATATGTCCGAGACGTAAACCGCACCCCCACAGAGGGCGGAAAGCTGCGTTTAGTCCCTGACATAGAATCGTGGGCGGCTTTTCTGGGTGTTACCCGGTACATGATCGCAGGCTATGAGAAGCGCGGTGCAGACTGGAAAGCGGCTATACAAGCCGTGAAAGGCATCATCACAGCTTGTAAGAAACAGCTTGCCTTTACCGGCAAAATGCCACCAGTGCTTGCAATCTTTGATCTTACCAACAACTCCGATTACGTCAACGCGTCAGAGTTCCGCTTATCAGCTGAGGCAGCACCGGAAGCCAAGCAGATAACAGCGGAAGAGTGGGAAAAAGTCATTGATGCAGAGCCAGAGGCCCCAAGACTATCGGATTTTAAATTGTCTGACGATTCAGATTAAGATTGGTCAAGGTTTCTTGATCTGTGTTAATCTTCAAAGTAACATAGAGTACGTATAATGTTTGTTATACGAACTTTTAACGGTCAATGGTGCGTATACTCAGACCAGGACAGCAAAACACTGTTGCTTTTGTATATACAAATACGCACAATTTAGGTTTTGCCGCCATAGGATCAGGGAGCCGCGACCAGCTGCACAGCTGCCAGATGATCACACGAAAAGGGGTGTAGGGGTCTGAGAGCGTGCCCCCGGCATGGGGCTACTTAGTCCCCAAAATATTTTCCCAAAATAAAAAGCCCCTTTTAACTCGTAACTACACATATGGCAAAGATAGGGAATCGCGACCTGAAAGCTGTGAGCCTTGACAGTTTCTTTGCCATAATGTCAAGGCATACCAGGAAGGTAGGTGTTTATATGAATAATATAACAATCTTTAACAGTCCAGAATTTGGAGATATCAGAACGGAACTTATTAACGGAGAAGTCTGGTTTGTCGGAAAGGATGTAGCAGAGGCACTGGGATATCATAATCCACAAAAAGCACTCAGAGATCATGTTGATGATGATGATAAGCTGACTGAACGAATCGTTCTATCAGGTCAGGGCAGAGAAGCAATCCTTATAAGCGAGTCGGGAGTATATGCCTTGATCTTCTGCAGTAAGTTAGAATCTGCAAAGAGATTCAAACACTGGGTAACATCTGAAGTCCTACCTGCTATCCGCAAAACTGGTTCTTGCAGCATTAACGAGCGTAAACCCGACTCCTACATGATTGAAGACCCGGTTGAGAGAGCAAAACGCTGGATTGAAGAACAAGAAGAAAAACAAAAACTCATTGAAACTGTTCAGGAGCAAGCACCAAAGGCTGAGTATTTTGATTCTCTGGTAAATAGCAATCTTCTTACAAACTTCCGAGATACAGCTAAAGAATTAGGGTATAGCCAAACAGAATTTACTGAATGGTTAATTGCTAAGGGTTATGTTTACAAAGATTCCAAGGGTATTTTAAAGCCTTACGAGATATACCGTAAGCAAGGACTGTTCCAGATGAAAGATTTTAAAAATCCATATAACCACTTTACTGGGACTCGAACCCTCGTGACAGTGAAAGGTAAAAACACCTTTAGACTTCTGATGCAGGTTCCAGACTAATGAAAATATCAACCAAAGAAATAGCCGACGAATGTCAGCATTGCGGTGACATACTGTTTTGCCAGTTGTGCCGTGAAGGGCACGGAATCAATCGTGAACGAATAAACGTTACCCAAATGGTTACATGCCAGATAGAACACAAGAACAGGAGGTTATCTAATGAGAATCATTTCACAATGTAAAACCAAATCTGTTGAGTTTTGTAACGTTGCTTTGCTGAGACGTGATGAAACTATCTTTGCAAGGACTGCAAACCAAGACATGGTACTTGCAGAGTATAAGACTCCAGTCAGAGCAGCTGAGGTATTTGAGGAATTAAACATTTCTGCTTCTAACTTCTCAACATATATCTACTACATGCCGGAGGAATAAGCAATGGAAAAAAAATTAGTTTTAGTTAAATTTATTGACGGCACAAGTGAAACAATAGAAGCTTATTGCAGTTCGCGAGGTGGATACTATGGCTATCTAACCAAAAAAGAATTGTTTTACGTATCTTGTGCTTCTAACTTCTCAAAAACTCTCTTTCCTCGCGAGTTTGTTAAAGCAATATCCCTTTTGGATGAATAGGAGTAGCAATGGCAAATACAAAATTTGAAAATGCAACAACATGGTTGCAAGGTGTTATTTCTGGATATCAAAAGCAAGTCAACGATTTCTCAGCTGCGCCTAATCCAGATGCAAATAAAATAAAAGCATGTAAAGAGCGTCAAGAGCTTTGTCAGTACATTTTGGACTTTATGGTTAAGACTAAGCAGCAGAATGATGTAATGGCTGCTAAGTCAAGTTCTCAAAATACCGCTGTAAAGCCACAGAATGCCCCACAATCAATTTCAGCTCATTCAGCATCAAATACTATAGGTAAAGAACAGCTAGAGCAATTAGAGCTTGTTTTGGGGCTTGATGCTACAATCAGCTTTTGTAGAGCCGCTTTAATCTTGGAGCTTCCAGAATTTGGGTCAAAAGAGGCACTTCTTGGAACACTTAAAGATTTTGCCGCAAGACAAAGTTAGGAGGTTATGTGGAATGATAAAAATTTTGAGGCCTGGTACAAAAAAGGAAGTTGAATGTCCAAATTGCGGTGCGCTTTTGAGCTACGATATTTCTGACATTCTTGAGAAATCGTCGCACTCAATTGCAGAAACATCATCTGCATCTTGGCTAAGCAGTAAAAATACAACTTACATCATCTGTCCGCAGTGTAATAACGAGATTATTTTGTCAGCAACTCGATAAGAAAGGAGTGCCTATGAGTGATATAGACAAATGCATTTCTGCGCTGATCAAGCTTAGCAAGTCTTTTGGAATTGATGCCAAGACTATTCCATCGCATTTTAACTGCATAATTGTTGCTTTTGAGAAAAAATCATGTGATGGTACTCCGTGGCGCCTTAACTATGCTTTTGAGCTTTGGCTGCTGAAAGACCTTGATACTTGCCAACTTCAAGAATATTTCAAATATGTATTTTTCGATAAAATTTTAGAATCTTTTATCGAATACGAAAAAGAAGTGTTCAAAATAGAGGAGTCTTTATGATTAAATTAGAACATGCTGTATTACCAAGTCCAGAACAAATAGAATTTGCTATTGAAGGTCTTCGAAATTCCTTCAATTCATGGTTTAAAAGCGATAGTCATTGGGGCTGTCTTCACCTCGGTGAAGAACGTGATTGTGATACCTGCGATAGTATCCAACCAGATAAATGTACATGGTCTCCACAATTTATAGTTGGCAAAGAAGATATGGCACTTATGCGACGTCTATCTTCATATGGTCCCGATCATCGTAAATTTATGCGTATGCTTCCGGTATGTATCAGAATTACAGCACCACTTTATTGGTGGAAAGAAGCAGACACATATTCCGTAGGCACTTCAAAGAATAGTTGTAGCACCATGCATCGAATTGATGCCAAAGAATTTACATTAGATGATTTCTCAGCAGAGCATCTTATTGGCTTTGAAAGTGCTGAATCTGATTTCCCAATATTTCACGGGGCAGAGCATTCGCCAATCGGCCTGTTGAATCAGACAATCCGTGTACTTAATTTTTACAGGCAAAAATATCTTGCTACCAAGGAAAAGAAGTATTGGTGGCAACTAATTCAACTGCTGCCTGATTCTTATAACCAGACCAGGAATGTAACGCTTAACTATGAGGTCCTTGCAAACATCTATAAAGCACGCCGTAACCACAAACTGGACGAATGGCGAGATTTTTGCGACTGGATTGAAACATTGCCGTATAGTGATCTTATCACTGGAAAGGAAACGAAATGACATTTAACGAGTATCAGCGCGGTGTAATGAGAACCGCATCAGACGTAACAAAAGCAACAAAAGAAAACATGCTTATGAATGGTATCCTCGGTACTGCAGGTGAAGCAGGTGAGCTTGTTGATCTTCTCAAAAAGCAGATTTTTCAGGGGCATCCATTTGATAAAGAGCATCTTATCAAGGAGTGTGGCGATGTGCTGTATTATCTGGCACTTACTGCTGAGGCACTTGGTACCACTCTTGAGAATATTGCAATCAAAAACAACAAGAAACTTTGGGAGCGCTATCCTGACGGCTTCAAAGCTGAAAATTCACTCCACAGAAAGGAAGGGGATATTTAATGTTTGTTCTTATTCTCCGCGTTCTGGCATCTCTTTTCAACATCTTTATGCTGACCTCCATTATAGGATGGCTGAATGAGAAAAGATCCAGAGAAAGACTTGCCAGTGCTGTAGTACTTTCTACATTTTTTATCATGAATCTTGTCTTGACAGCCAGTGGTTTGTGAGGATAAGATCACGCTGGGGTTATCGCCAAATGGTAAGGCACAGGATTTTGATTCCTGCACTGTTGGTTCGAGTCCAACTAGCCCTGTTGTGCCATTAGCTCAGCTGGAAGAGCACTTGACTTTTAATCAAGGCGTCGTGGGTTCGAGTCCCATATGGCACATACGGACCTTTAGCTCAATAGGTTAGGGCAGCTGCCTCATAAGCAGCCGGGTCTGGGTTCAAGTCCCAGAGGGTCCATATGCAGTTTGCAAACGATGTGGTTTTTTCTTTCTTTGTGAAATCCCTTTCTCTTTTCCCACAAAGTAGCAACTGCAACTCCCCGTGAGAATCAACCTGCGGACAAGTCAGCCGCAACCGTATAGGCGGTTTTGGGGTAGATGCGCAGAATTGGTATTGCAGCAGATTGTAAATCTGTCATCTTCGGATATGTAGGTTCGAGTCCTACTCTACCCACTTTTGCCGCGATGCCACAATGGTACTGGGCCGATCTTGAAAATCGGTGATCTGTAACAGGACTGAGGGTTCGAATCCTTCTCGCGGCGCTCCAGTTGCCTAGGGTAGCTCCCGAAAAGCAGAACCTGTGACTGCCTGGCAACTGATTTGTAATCACAGGAATACATTATCGCACAGGAGGTAAAACAGATGTCAGAGAAGGCAAAAAAAGAAATAGTAATATCGGAGGGCAGAGATTTTAAAGGAATCTGGATTCCAGAACGTCTTTATTTATCACCGGATTTAAGTCCTAGAGAGAAATTCTTGTTAATTGAGATATACAGTCTTACTCAAAAAGACAAAGGCTGTTTTGCTTCTAACAAGCATTTTGCCAACTTCATTGGCTTGAAAGAAAATAGTATTCAAAAGATGCTTTTAAAATTTGAGCAACTGGGATTGATTGAAAGAATCTTTGAATACAAAGAAAACACTAAAGAAATCGACAAGCGAATCATTATACTCACCCAGAAATTTTTTGATTCTTTTGTCAACGAAAAATCTATTTCTTCTAACATGGAAAAAAATCCATGTGGGGGTATGGAGAAAAATCAACAGGGTGGGGTTGAAAAAAGTCCACAGATAAGTAATACAATAGATATTAAGTATAACAGTAGTTTAAGTAATACAGATAAAGAACATGCTCTATTATCAACTAAAGTTGACAATAGAGATAAATACATGGTTTCGCGCACTAAAAGTGCTCAAAACTCAGGTGGCAAGCCACAAAAGAAAGAATCTACTGTTGATCCAGATGATTTTATCAAATCTAAGGAGCTAGTTCTTAAAGATGAGCTTCACAGACTGTATTTAAACAATCCTAAAAACATCTTTACTACAGAGCAACAGGAAAATGACTGGGTTGACAAGGAATATAACAGCCTGACTGCTATTATTTTTGAGTTTAACCACCAATACAAAGCATCTACGGGCTTTGACGCTAAGAATCTATCAGACGAGAGTCTTAAACGAGTTGCAAGAAGCTATATCAAGTCACCAGAATCTTTGAAAGACGACTATGATGACCTTCAAAGCAACAAGGTTTTGATTGAGGAGTACTTGAAAACTGATTATGGCAGCAAACATGGAGTGATTGTTAAGAGCTTATCGCACTACATGTCTGGCAGCATCCGAGAAATGTTGTTTTATAAACACTTGTATTAACTTGCTAGCTATATACACGTACATTATGCTAGCTATATATGTACGTTGATACAAGTATACACGTACACTGGAGGTGCAAATGCAGAATATAGAAATCAACTTTGGGGTTCGTCCATGTATTGTAACTCAAAATGGCGAAGAAAAGAAAGCGTTATTCCATATGTGGGAAAATTTTGCAAAGCCTGTTGCAGCGGATTTGTATATTGGCGGTTGTCCTGAGGGACAAATGAGCATGATATTTGGGCTTGTAGAGTATGATGATGGCACGATGGGCGAGGTAAATCCGAGCCAGATTCGATTCGTTGACAATAAGATCAAAGGCTATGCTTTTGAGGTGGGCTGATTCATGGTGAAATATAGACCACACAGAGGAGCATTATGCGACGCAATGGCAGAAATGAGAATCTTTGATTCTGTCGAAGATATGTTCCACTACGTTGTCGAAGACTGGAAAGCATATGGAAATCCATTTGATATCGGAGATTTAACCATAACGTGTGATGAAGGAAAAGACGAGCGCATTAACTGGAAGGAAGGCAGATATGTCTGCACCAGGCGAATGCGAGAAAAGATTTTTGACACACCGCAGTGTATCGGAATGTGTTCGATTGAATTGTAGAACGGAGATAATAACATGATGAATACAAAAAATAGTATAACGGTACTCGGATGTGAGTATCAGATTACAGTAGTTCAACACGATCAGTATAAAACGTGTGAGGGCTGTGATGGGTGGACTGACCCATATAGTAAAAAAATCTTCCTCATCGACCAGACTGCCAACCCAGACTGTGATCCAATCGCAACTGACCCAGCAGGACGAATGAAACAAGTGCTTAGGCATGAAATTGTACACGCTTTCCTTAACGAGTCTGGACTTGTCTACAACTCAAATTTTTCGATGCAGGGATGGGCAATAAACGAAGAAATGGTTGACTGGATTGCATGGAACGGAGAAAAACTGCATAAAGCGTGGAAGGAGGCAGGATTAGTTGATTAAAGATGATTTGCAAACAAAAGTTGTGGAGCAAGCCGCCCTTATAGCGGCGGTGCTCAAAAAAGGTAAAGACGTTGAGGTACGGCGGACCGCAGCTGGAATCAGCGTTGCCGAAGTAAGCAAGAAGGTTGTATACCGATGATTGATGTCATGATTAACATTGACTGCAGAGATGGAATGAAAAGTATACCTGACAAGTCGATTGACATGGTTTGCACAGATCTTCCATACGGGATTACAAGAAATAAATGGGATACTCCGATTCCGTTTGATGACTTATGGGGGGGCATTAACCGAATAATCAAAGACAATGGTGCAATTATCCTCTTTGCATCTGGTATGTTCACGGCAGACTTGATGAAAAGCAATTGCAAAATGTGGCACTATAATTTGATTTATGAAAAAGCAAATGCATCTGGATTTCTCAATGCGAACCGTATGCCACTTAGAGCGCATGAAGATATTTGCGTGTTCTATAAGTGTTTGCCAACATACAATCCACAAATGAAAAACGATATGCCTGTTAAACGGGTTCGAAAAACTCAGAAAGCAACATCAAAATGCTACGGAAACTATACGCCAACTGACTATGAAAGCACACAAAGATATCCAAGATCTGTGTGGAGATTTTCAAATGAAAGCGGATATCATCAGACACAAAAGCCAGTTAAACTAATCGAAGAGTTGATTAAGACATATAGTAACCCAAACGACACAGTACTTGATATCTGTGCTGGAAGCATGACAGCTGCAATAGCAGCTGTGAATACTGGTCGCCATTACATTTGTTTTGAAAAAGACCCCGATATTTTTTCAAATGGCGTAAAAAGATTTAACGAATCAACCAATGGAGGACATGGACAATGAAATTAAAAAGACTAATTGTTACCCTTGCAGCCGCAGTGATGCTTTCTGGTGCAGCCATTGGCTGTACAGAAGCCGATCAGGTAAGTTCTAATATCTCTAAGCAGGCGGACAACTTCAACGTGACTAGGAAGCTTACTGTTCTGAACGCAAGAACCGACACAGTTCTTCTGGAGCTGACTGGAACATTTGCATTAAAGAACAATACTTCTAATGAACTCGAAGTCATTATTGAGACTGCCGAAGGCAAATATCAGAAAGATTATGTATATCTGAATGACTACACCATGTACGTGGTCGAAGATATCTCTGGTTCAGAGGTAGACAAATACCGTTATGAGATCAATTTCTTGCCTGAATGGGGACTCAAGGCAACTCATCATGAGTAAACTTTACGTTTACATAGTAAACACATGCAACACATTCAATTTAAAGGATCATAACAAGGGTTTGGAAATGAATTTTGCTGCATCAAAGCTCGAAAAGCTTAGAAATCTGTCACCAAACACTTAGGAAAGGAGAAAAATCTTTATGACATACGAAGATGCCTTAAAAGCCTCAGAAAATGGTCAAAATGTAAGATTGTGGACCGGTGAAGAGTATTTGCACCCAGAATATGTTAAGCAGACTCTTGACAACCTTTCGACTGTTCAAATATCTCACGAGCATTTAAGATCTTTGTTGAAAGCCTCAGTAAGTGATGATTGGAGCATTTATACAAAAGAAAGTCTGGAATGGGAAACTGGATATTATCGAAAGCGTTACGAATGCCTGAATCGCATACAAGATGATTTTTTAAAAGATCTACTTGGCCGCGACCGCTATAACGATTATACAAATCAGTATTTCTGTAAGAAACTGATCGCTGTAGATGCATTCCACGCTCTTTATAGCCTAAAACGCAACCAAAAAATATTTATGCTTACAACTATTGTATTCTTAGCAACAACAATTATAGCCTTAATAGTTTAAAGGAGGAGTACGCATGAGATTTTCAGAAGCATTTAAATTGATGAAACAGGGTGCGCTGATAAAGCTTCCGTCATGGGCAGGCTATTGGTACTGGTCCAAAGAAAAGCAGACCATCATCATCCACACAAAAGATGGTGAGGAGTTTGATATTAGAAAAACAGCTAATCCAGATTATACTTTTTCAAACATTGCATCCGATGATTGGATTGTTTGGCATTTGAACAGTGAGAGCCTTAACAGCAGAGCTAAGATAGCTATGATTTCGCAACCAATTTGTGGTAAAACCATTGAAGAAATTAAAGCCACAAGAGAAAAAGCCGTTCAAGCTTTAAAAGAAATGGGGTATGAACCTATAGATGTTCCTTTTTTAGAAGAATGGTACAACTCCAAGGCTTCTCTTGAGCAAAGTAGCGTAGTCACCATTCCTGAATATTTTGTTGCTGAGCTTTTTATTCGCATAACCCGTTCTAACGCAATTTACTTTTGTAAAGGATGGAAAAACACGGTTGGTTGTTGGCTCGATCATAATGCTGCTTCGGCATACGGCTTAAAAATTATTTACGAGGAATAGGAGAGCAAATAAATGATTGTTACAGACATGGCACACTTTCAGAATGTGTGCAAAAGAAAATTGTCAGAATGGTATGACAAGCAAGAGGGAGCAGAAAAGATTACTCCAGATAATGTTTTCGTTGTATGGAGTTGTAAGACTTTGCAAAATTACAAGTTACTGGCAGCCACCACAGTGTCGGGAGATGGAGTTTATGCCGAGTATACTTACAACGGCGACAAACAGGAACTGTACGAAGACGTGTACAAGAAAGTACAGAATACATGCCACAAGGAGGAATAAGAAAGATGAAAGCAATGCTATCACAGCCAATGGCTGGCAAAACTGATGAGGAAATTGTTGCAACAAGAGAAAAGGCTGTTACAGCTTTAGAGGCGAAGGGCTATGAAATCGTAAACACTCTTTTTACAGACGAGTGGTACAGCAACGAGTCGATGAAGGAACGCGGTGTTGTACAGATTCCACTCTGTTTCTTAGCAAAGTCTCTAGAGAACATGAGCCTGTGCCATGCTGCATATTTCTGTAAAGGATGGGAAAACGCTCGTGGATGCCGTATCGAACATGATGCAGCTGTTGCGTATGGGCTAGATATCATCTACGAAGAGGACTAAGCACTATGGATTTCAGAGCTGCATTTTCCAATATGAAAAAAGGCATTCCAATGAAAAGAAAGAAATGGAATGAAGTCTGGTACTACGACAAATCAAAGAAAACCTTAATAGCGAAACATGATTCAGGAAAGCTTAAAGAACTTTTCAACATTCCTGACACTGCTGATATGACTTATATTTTTATGGGAATGCTTGCAGAAGACTGGGAAATTGCAAATAATTCTAGTGAATCGCAAACAGCTAACGGAAAACAATTATTCACATTTAGCAAAGCGCTAGATTTACTAAAGCAAGGTTATAAAGTCGCCCGAATGTGTTGGTATGGAAGCGGACGTTTTGTTTTATATCGCAAAGGCTTACCAGCTGGTCATCCTTGTGATATAGGCACAGTGGATGCCTATTTAGAAGTTGATAACGGAGAAGGACTTCTTAACTGCGATCCATATCTTCAAATGCGTTATATTGACGGTTCACTTGCGATGTATCTCCCAAGTGTGGAAGATCTTTTAGCGGAAGATTGGTATATTGAATAAAAATGATGGGAGGAAAATGGAGAATCTAAAATATTGCACTCCACAAAGCAACTTAGCCGATGGTATACAAAAGTTACCTGCTGAAAAAATTCAATTTCGATATTTTCCACCAGGAATAGAATCAGAGAAGTCGGACTATTACAAACTAGCATGTTTATATATGGGGCTTACAGAAATGTACGACAGAAGCTTGACTGATGAAAGAAGCCGCTTTGATAATACTGAGGCATTTGTTGGTAACCAACATATATATCATCTTAGCCAAGTATACAGTTGTTATGTTCGAAAGTCTATAATAAATACTTATTTTGTGATGTGGAGCGATGTCCGAGAAGAAATAAAGAAACATCGCCGTTACTCTGCTCAACAATGGGTAGATGAATATGAAAGAATATGGAATCAGCACGGAGGAAATTAAATGGTTAGAGTGGGATCAGCAAGAATTGATGAGAATGGAAAAGTGATAGGTGGACAGGCAGGAGATCAGACAGGGCAGGAAGTAGCTGTAGAAGCATGGTATCGCCATGATAAGGGGTGGGTAGTTATCCGTGCTAAAGATGCAGCAGTGCGTGAGCGCATTGCACAGTGCATGGAAGCAGCGTGCGCAAATAATAATATCGGTTACGATCAGTCTACATCTTGGGATTTATACGACAAGGCTAAGCAGTACGGATGGGATTGCAGCAAGGTTAACACCCCAGTGGAGACAGACTGTAGCAGCCTTGTACGTGTATGCGTGGCATATGCTTTGCAGCACGACATTCCGTGGTTTTCTACTGCCAACGAAGTTGAGGTTTTGGATGCTACAGATGAATTTGAAATCATCCGTGAGCCAAAATGTACAGAGTCCTCAGCATATCAGATGCGTGGAGATATTCTGTGTACAACTGTACAGGGACATACTGTAGTAGTACTGGACGATGGCTCTAAAGTGGAGTGCGAGATTATCTCAACTGGTAACACTACACTCTGCGGTACTGGCATAGGTACAGCAGTAGCAAAGCAGGCTATGCATGTACGCAATGGCGCCGACATTGGTGCAACGTCCCTTGCAGTAATCAAAAAAGATGTAGCTGTAGAAGTCCTTGATATCACAGCTTCTGGATGGTATAAGATTGTATGGCCGGGAGAGGCTTGCGGATATGCCTTTACAAAGGCAGGAAGCGGCTATTACAGCTATTCTCCAAATGCCAACGCACAAGTTATAAACTTAGGCGATAAGGTCCAATTTACGGGCAATAAACAGTATATGTCGGCATGGGCCGATAAGCCAATTACTGCAGTTCCAGAGGTTGCAACTGTAACAAGTATTTGTGAGAGTGGCAAGCATCAGTATCACATCATAGGCGATAACGTCTACGGCTGGGTAAACAGAGAAGACATAGTAAGAAAATAATTAAAACGGCATAATCAAAATGGTGATTATGTAACAGCCAAAATGGAGGCTCTTCTTTAAGTGTTAGGAAAGGAGGAGCCTCTTTTTTGTTAGAATTAAGACAACACAAAGAACGTGTGGAGAATATACAGCGCCAGATCATCATGCAGCCTACATACAGCCAGCTCAGCACCTTATGTGGCGGAGCAAGACTGATTCTGCTTGACGCTAATGAGTTTATACCAAATCGTGATTTCAAGAATCTTGATGCGTATAGAGGGTATGGCGACCATGTAAATAGCTATGTCAGGTGGTACTGCAATCGCAACAGAAAAGTAGAGGGTGACGAGTGGGACAAACTGTATTGGCAGACTTATCTGAATGGTGCACGAGCAAGAATATTCAATGATTATTTACTATTCTTAGAACACAAGCGCGAACCTCGAAAGATGTTCTACAAGCCCAAAATTAAACAGTTTGAGAAGTTCCAGCTTATAGAATCTTATCAAGGTATGCTTGATGATAAGTACGACATTTTGTGTATATCCATGCCGCCTGGTACGGGCAAGGCACAGCCATTATATTCAAAGGTACTTACTCCGAACGGTTTTGTTCGGATGGGCGATTTAAAGGTTGGCGACAAAGTATTTGCTGCGAATGGCAATGAATCAACCGTAACTGGAATCTTTCCTCAAGGTTTGCGTAAAATTTACGAAATAACGCTTGAAAATGGTTATAAATGTAGAGCATCTGATAATCATTTATGGTTATCAATTTACGAAACTTCACTTGGAGTTTTTGAATGTCAAAAAGTTGTAGAGACTTCAAGAATGCTTTACAAACCAACTCACTTTTACATACCTTGCATTTCTGGTGAAAACTTCAACCATTTTGAATACTGTAGAATAAAATCAATTAAATATATCGGAGATGATGAGTGCCAGTGTATATATATTGATGATCCGTCACATTTATATGTCACTGACGATTATATTGTTACGCATAACACAACCCTACTCAAGTTCTTCCATTCAGCCGTAATTGGTTGGTTTCCAGACGATTACAGCCTGTTCTATTCACACTCAGGTGATATCACACGTATGTATTACGATGGTGTCTATCAAATGGTTGATGATGCACTTGAATACGCTTGGCACGATATCTTCCCAGACTTGAAAATTACATCTACAAATGCATTGATGCAACAATTCAATGTTGGAAAATATAAACCATTTCCATCTTTGCAAACAACATCTGTAGGCGCAAAGAGTGCCGGAAAAGTTCGTGCAAGCAAATTTTTACTTACCGATGATATGATAGGTAGCCTAGAAGAAGCCTTGAGCAAAAACTACCTTGACAAGATGTGGGGAGCTTATACTGTAGATGCATTACAGCGAAAAACAGTTGATAGCAATAATAATCCTTGCAAAGAGATCATGCAAGCAACACGTTGGTCAACTCAAGATGTTATTGGAAGGCTGATAGATATATACGATGGAAACAACCGCGTAAGGGTTATTTCTATTCCTGCCACAGACCCGGAGACAGGCGACAGCAACTTTGACTATGCAATAGGTGGCTTTACAAAGGAGTTCTTTGCAAGGCAAGCGCTGATGATGGATGATGTGTCATACAACTGCCTTTACATGCAACGACCGGTTGAAAGAGAAGGATTGCTGTTTCCAGAAGAAAAAATCATGCGATACAAGGAACTTCCAACCTCGAAAATTGAACGTATCACTGCTCAAGCCGATACAAAATCAACAGGTACTGATTTCTTTGTCCTTCCAGTGCTTATAAAGTATGAGGGGAAAGATTTGTATTACTGCGTAGACTGCGTATGCAGCAATTCTTCTGATTATGAAGCGCAGTACGAAAATTCCGCAAATCTCCTCGCCGACAACAAGGTTGAAGATTGTGAGTTTGAGGGCAATAGTGGTGGAGATCGTGTCTCTCTTGAAGTTGATAAACGCGTTCTTGAAAAAGGTTGGATTTGTAACATATCATCTCGAATGACTGAAACAAACAAGGAAGCAAGAATATATCAATGCTCAAACTGGATATTACAGCACGTTGTCTTTAAAGACAAAAAACTCTATACACCAAAAGAGCCATACGGTGTAATGATGTCTCTTTTGGCTCAGTATTCCACCAGTGGAAAAAAGCAGCTTGATGACGTACCAGATACATTTGCAAACTTCGCGCTGCGCATACAGCGCAGAAAACCAAGACCAACAAGAATCATTAACAGCATCTATTAAGATTGGAGACATGTATGGATACAAAACACTATCTTTCACAAATTAGCGTACTTGATCTTAAAATATCAAACAAGATCTATGAAAAAACACAGTTAAAGAATATGCTTTGTTCGGTTCCAAGTTGTGTAAAAGATGTCAATGTGCAAACTGGACATGCCACAGACAAGACTGCATCTACGATTTGCAAGTTGGTAGATATGGAACGCGAAATTGATTCAATGATTGATTCTTTTGTGGATTTAAAATCTAAAATCATTGCTCAAATGGAGCAGCTTGAGTTCAAGTATTATAATATACTGTTCAAGCGTTACGTTGCACAGCAACAATGGTGTGAAATAGTAGATGAGTTACATTTTACACAACGACATGTTTTTAAGCTCCACAAAGAAGCATTAAACGAATTTGAGAAAAAGTTTGGGAGTGAATATCTGGACCAATAAAAAAATAGCAGGGGAAGCAAAATTCTCCTGCTATTGATGTTTCAGCAACTTTGATTTTCCTGAAATTCCTTTAAATCACTTTTCAACTTGTCCATAATCTTGCCTGTATAATTGTTATTCTTACGCTCTGTAAAGTTTTGGAATGCCTGTGTCCCCCTTGCAACCGCCTGTGATTTCTGATTTCCTTCCTGCGGTGGCTTTGATGCTATATCTTCCTGCATGAGTTTTCGCAAATACGAAAAGCGACTACGGATGCGCTTCTGTTCATTCCTGCGTTTAATCTCTGCTGCCTTCTGTGCCATATACTGGTAGTAAGCCTTTTCCAGATCTTCCTTCTGGCAACTTGGCAGCTTATGAACTGGTACTGTTACGAGTAGCGTCTGTATCTCTTCTAGCTGTGCCTGTGATAGTTTCCATTCATCCAATGCACTTTCCCAAAGTGGGCGATCTGATTCCCCTTCTTTCGGCGCTGGCGCTTCTGGAACTTTTACCTCCAACTTTGGAAGTGTTTCAACCTCAAATCTGATACCAACGACAGTCCGGCCTTTCTTAATGGGTTCATATGTATACCGACATTCAGTTTTTTCATCCATTTCTTTCTGAACACGTTTCAATATCTTTTGATTAAAGAACTTGTATTCTTTATACAGTTCCTCTTTATCACAATCAAGTATTTGCCTTAATTCATCAAGCTGCACTTCCCAATTTTTTCGAAAACGGTTTTGCTCAAGATACGTAAACATGATATAAGTGTAACGGCTTGTGAGTAATGTTATGCAGCGCAGCTTATACCGAAGATATCCGAGGTTTTCAATATTAAAAAAATACTTCATTGCTTTTTGAGAACACTCTAGCTTTACTTGCCACAGACCGTAATCATCTTGCTCTGCCGTTGCTTCTTCAAATAACGTCACCAATCTAAAACCTTGTTTTTCACTATCATCTTGCACTTCTATTACATTTCCCATAAGATGCTTTAATCTTGCCTTGAGGTCTTGATTGTTGATTTTTTTTACTCCTAAAATTTTTTCAAGTTCGCCTTTCTCGAAAACAACCGTTCTCCTGTCTGGCTTGTGACTGTCTATTCGTGATAAATAAGTGTCAAGTATCTTAAACTCTGCAAGCGATAGCTCGGAACGCCACAAGGAAAACAGCGGTAAACTTTTTTGAACAGTAAGTTTGTCTCCATTTCCTAAACTGGTTATTGGCCCAATCTTTTTTCTAGCCATATGTAAAACCTCTCTTTCTCTACTTTTATGTTTATTATAGCACTATAAGTTACCATTGTAAATATAAAATTGTTACCTTTTTATATTTTATGGAATTTCTTGGTTACTAATGCGGAATTTCTTGGTTACTAATGCGGAATTTCTTGGTTACTAATGCGGAATTTCTTGGTTACTAATGCGGAATTTCTTGGTTACCTATGCATA